CTGTAGATCGTGACTATAGAGGTGAGGTAAAAGTTATACTTATTAACCTTTCAGATAAAGAAGTTAAAATAGAACACGGAGATAGAGTTGCACAAGGTGTGGTGGCACCAAGAGTGAGTACAGAATTGGGTAAGTTAATTAAATTAACCTCGGTGGAAGAATTAAGTGAAACTGACCGTGGTGTAAGTGGTTTTGGTTCAACAGGTAATAAATAATATATGTCAGTAGTAGCAGTAAAAATAACAAAGAATAAAATAACCATAGGAGCCGATAGTATATTGGTTAATGGTTATACACAAGAAAAGGATAAATTAGCCAAACTATTCAAAAACGAATGGATGGTTGTTGGTGATGTTGGCGAGGCTCAAGAAGGGGCTTTATTTCAGATATTTTCCAAAACAAGAAAACCAAGAGAGGCTTCAGTAGAGGCCATAACTGAATATTTGTTTGATTTTTTCCAATGGAAAAGAGAAAAAACTGATGCCGATAAACTGGAAAATAGTTATATTATTATATTTGAAGGTAAGGCATTTCTTGTTGAAGGTTTTTATGTAAAAGAAGTTACAGATTACGCAGCAATTGGTGCTGGTATGGATTTTGCTTTGGCGGCCCTATATTTAGGTTCTTCTGTTAGTGACGCTATTAAAACGGCTTGTCATTTATCAATCCTTTGTGAAGAACCAATAAACATAATAGAAGTAGAAAGAAAATGATAACAGTAGTATATTCAACAAGAAATGAAAATAAAGAATTTCAAACACACATTAAAAAAACTATAGGTGTTAAAGAGTTTGAAATATTGGAGTTTATAAACAACGGTGAAAAATCTTTAACACAGGTTTATAATGAAGGGTTAAAAAATTCTAAATATGATATTGTTGTTTTCTCACATGACGATGTTATTTTAAGTGACGGTTGGGGTAAGAAAATAATCAAACATTTTCAAAATACTGATTATGGTATTTTGGGGAAAGCCGGTACAACCGATATGTCAGAGGTTGGTCGTTGGTGGCAAGATACAACCAAAATGATTGGAATTGTTTCACACTCACATGAAGGTAAAACTTGGGAGAATAGATATTCGGCTAATTTTGAAGATGAGGTTATTGAGACGGTTGTGTTAGACGGTCTTTTTTTTGTTACCCATAAAGAAAGAATTAAAGCAAAGTTTGATGAAAACTTTAAAGGGTTCCATTTTTATGATGTTGATTTTACTTTTAACAATCATTTAAACGGTGTTAAAGTTGGGGTTATGTTTGATATTAAAATCACCCATAAATCCATAGGTATGACTAACGATGAATGGGAAAAAAACCGTGAACAGTTTGTTGAAAAATATAAAGACAAACTTCCTTATAAAATTAAACCTGAATTAAGATACGAAATTAAAACCAAAGTCCTTAAAGAAACACCTAAATTAGGTATTATAATTCCAACAAAAGGTAATGTTAGTTTATTAAAACAGTGTATTAATTCTATTATAGATAATGGTGGGTATTTGACTAACACTATGATTTATATAGCCGATACAGGTTCATCTGATGAAGAAAAAATTGAAATTAAAAATTTTATTAGTGGAATAGATGGATTTAATATCCGTTTTTTTGAATATGATTTCTATAACTTTGCTGTAATCAATAATGATATGGTAGAAAATCATGTACAAAAAGATACTGAAGTTTTATTATTCTGTAATAACGATATTAAAGTTGTTAACAATGCCATTAACTTAATGATGGATGTTTATCTTAAAAATAAAAAAACGGTTGGTACCATTGGTTGTCGACTTCACTATGGTGATAACACCACACAACACTCTGGAATAATGATGTTTTTAACACAAAATCAACAAATAGGTATTTCCCATTATGGTTTACGTTCTTATTATACCTACCATAAAGAAACTAAAAAAGATATTTTAGGTAATACTGGTGCTTTTATGATGATATCTAAAAATTTATTCAATCAAATAGGTGGTTTTGATGCATCTTATCGAGAGTGTTTTGAAGACGTTCAATTAAACATTGAATGTATAAATAGAAATAAAGATAATATTTTTGTTGGTGAAGCGGTTTGTTATCATTATGAAAGTCAAACTAGAAATAAAAGTGAAGAAAAATTAAAACGTGAGTCCGAAGACTATACAAAAAAGTTAATTCCATTTATTATTAAAAATAAAAAAACTTATAATTATTTCAGTAACATTAAATCCAAAGACTTTGAGTTTTTAATGGAACAAAAAACTAAAGAAATTAAACAAAATGCGGTTGGGGGTTTCATATAATTTATTCGATGGAGAAGAGCTTTTAGAAGGTTCAATAAAACAAATAAGACAACATGTTGATTATGTAAGTGTTGTTTACCAAACAACATCTAATTTTGGTAATGCGTGTAATCCAGAGTTATTACCACTTTTAGAAAGGTTAAAATCAGAAGGATTAGTAGATGAGTTATTTGAATACTCACCTAAAATCAATAAAGGTGGACATTCAAATGAAATTCAAAAAAGAAACATAGGTTTAGCTTTATCACAGGGTGCTGGTTGTACTCACCATATGTCAATGGATTCGGATGAATATTACATACCATCAGAATTTGAAAATCTTAAAAAAATAATAGAAGAAGGTGATTACGATTCCTCTTATTGTCAAATGCAAACGTATTATAAATCTTGGGAATACTCTTTAGACCCACCTGAAGAGTATTATGTTTCATTAATATTTAAAATTAAATTAGACTCCAATTATATAATGGGGTATCCAACACCAGTTTTAGTAGACCCAACTAGAAGGATGGCACCAAGTGATAAACCTTTAGTTTTAAAACGTGAACAAATACAAATGCATCATGGTTCTTATATAAGAGATAACATAAGAACTAAGTTAACTAACAGTTCCGCTTCGGTTAATTTTACGAACGATATTGATAGAATTGTAAGCCATTATAATAATTGGTCCTACCCAAATCAAGTTTTGTGGGGTGGGTTACCTAGTACTTTACATAAAGTAAAAAAAATTAAGAGTTTATTTGTATGAGGTTAAATGAATATTTTGATAAAATATATTGTATAAATCTTGATAGGAGGACTGATAGATGGGAAGAGTGTCAAAAAATTTTTTCTAAACACGGTTTAGAAGTAGAACGTTTTTCAGCCATCGATGGTAGTAAAGAAAACTATAATTTAGGTTATCCATATGATAGTGAATTGGCCGGATCCATAAGTCACACTAAAGTTATTGAAAAAGCTAAAGAATTAAAACTTAAAAATGTCTTAATTTTAGAAGATGATGTTGATTTTATAGAAGATTTAGAAAAACAATTTACAGAATTTGTAAAAGAAATCCCCCAAAATTGGGACGGGTTACTTTTTGGTGGTAACCATGTTGGTGGTGGTATGATGGTTAATAAAAATATGATGAAAGTTAATAGATCATATGCCCTACATTCATACGGTTTAAATTCTAAAGTTTTTAACGAAACAATAGACTATATGAATAGTAGAATTCAAAATGTTATAGACAACGGAAAAGAAGTGATTAAGACTTCTGTGGCGGCAGATTTTTTTATGGCAGATTTACATAGAATAAATAATTGGTATTGTTTTAGACCTCATTTGGCTTGGCAAAGAAAAGGTTTTTCCGATATTCAAAATGCCGTAATGGATTATGATTTTTTAAGATAAAATATGAACAATTACGTACCTAATAAAATATCAATATTAATGCCAACTAGAAGTAGACCTAACGATGTTGTTGAGGTAATAAATTCACTTATAGAAAACGTTAGTGATAAAAAAAATATTGAGATATTGTTAAAAATAGATGATGATGATACTGAAACATATGAGACTGTAACATCAAAGTTCAAAGAATTAATTGACGTTAATATAAAAATATTAATAACAACAAGAGAAAAGGGGTATTTCAACTTATCAAAATATTTTTACGAGTTATTTGAAATAAGTAGTGGCGAGTGGTTGTTTTTATTCAATGATGATTTAAGGTTGTTGACAAAAAATTTTGATTTAGTTATTAAACCATATCAAGGTAAAATAAATATGTTACATAGTAAAAATGTAATAAACGGTGAAGGGCGGTATTTCCCAATAATACATACAAATATCATAAAAACATTGGGCCATTTCTCTATTGATGTACCATATATTGACGGTTGGTTAAGAGTTATTGGTGAAAAATTAAATATTATAGAAAATATTGATTTATCATTAAACCATATGCACCCACCAACACCGATAGATGATGTTGGTGTTGAAGTTGAAAAGTTAATGATTATTTTCGTAAAAACCAATTTAACTGGAATTATCACATAAATGACCCTAACGGTTTAATAAATAAGGATGCTCAAATTCTAAAAAAATCACTTTTTTTAAATTAAAATGGTAAAAATAAATATTATAGGCGGTGGATTTCAACACGATGTTTGTTCATCCGCTTTAAACACCAATAAATATGTTAATTGGGTTAAGGATGGTTCAGCTAATATTTCAATACATATAGACCACGCCATACTTAATCCTATTGATAACACTAAAGAAAATTATGGTTGGTTAGCTGAATCCAGTAATATAATACCTACTGTTATTGAAGAGGTTAAAAGAAACACTCATCTATATAAGGAAAAGTTTAAATTTATCTTTACACACGATAAAAGAGTTATGGAGTTGGATCCTACATTCTTTAAGTTCACATTACCTAATGCTTTACCGTGGATTAGAAATAGAAAAATTTATGATAAATCTAAACTATGTTCTTTCATTGTTTCTAATAAAAGAATGACAGATGGTCATTCTTATAGATTAAATGTTTTACATAATTTAAAAAGTAATAAAATAGATCATTTTGGTCGTGGGTTTGGTTTTAAAGAACTACCTTGGGTTATAAAAGATGAGAACGGTTTAGATGAGTCTGGTAAAATTTTAGCCCTTAAAGATTATTATTTTTCAATGGTTTTTGAAAATGGTAATTACGATTCTATTTTTTGTGAAAAAATAACAGATTGTTTCGCAACAGGTACTATACCTATTTATTGGGGTTCACCATCAATAGGGGAATACTTTGATTTAAATGGTATTATAATATTTGACGAAAACTTTAATGAAGATATGTTAACAGAAGATTATTATGAATCTAAAAAAACGTCTATAATAAATAATTTTAATGCCACACTTGAATTACCTAGTTCAGAGGACTATATTTATTTAAATTATTTAAAATGATTTCTTGTAGTTTTTTTGGTGGTTTAGGTAACAATCTATTTCAATTAGCAACGGTATATAATATCCATAAAAAATATGGGTTTGATTTAAAAATACCAACCACGGTAAGTAGGGTGGGTATAGAACAGTTTGGACAGTCAAATAAATTAGAATTCGAAGATTTATTTGAGAATATCTTTCAGTATGATGATAATTTAGTTAATACTTTAACACATTATGGTCATACTGATGTTCATTTAAAAAGTTATAATTATACACCTATAAATGTATCTGATAATACTTGTTATTTCGGTTATTTCCAATCCTATAAGTATTTTAATGATGTTGATATAAGTAAAGAATTTATCTTAAAAAGTGATAATATTTCTTTTTTAAAAGAAAAATATGATAATATTTTTCATAAAAAAACTATTTCATTACATTTTAGACTAGGTGGTGATAGAGTTACACAACATATGCAATTTTTCCACAAAAATCTTTCTTTAGATTTTTATAAAGAGGCTTTAAAAATTATAGATTATAACGAAGATGATTATAATATACTGATTTTTACTGATAATGTACCAATATGTGTTACCTACTATTTAAATAATTTAGGTTTTAAAAAAAATATTTATATAATAGATAATAACAATAATAATGTTTTAGATTTTACACTAATGAGTATGTGTGACATAAATGTTGTAAGTAACTCAACGTTTAGTTGGTGGGCAGCGTATATGAATCAGAAACAAAATAAAAAAATAATAGTAACAGAAAAAGAATGGTTTGGGCCTGGTTATAAACATTTCGATTTAACCGACACTTTCCCTAAAGAATGGATTAGAATATAATATGGAAAATATAAATTTTTACAATACTACAATAACTAAAAAAGCTATAGATATTGTAAACGAAACATTAAATTCTGGTATGATTTCAGCAGGTAAAAAGGCTGATGAGTTTGAAAAAAAATTATCGGAATATGGATTAGTTAATCCTGTTACGTTAAATAGTGGTACCGTTACTATGCATTTAGCTTTGTTAGCCTCAGGTGTAAAACCAGGTGATGAAGTAATATTACCGGCTCAAACTTTTATCGCTACAGGTTTAGCTGTATTATACGTTGGAGCCACACCAGTTTTTGCTGATATAAATAAATTTGATGGTAATATATCGGTAGAATCGATAAAAGAAAAAATAACACCAAAAACTAAGGCCATCATTCCTGTTCATTGGGGTGGGTATCCTTGTGATATGGATGGAATTGGTAAAATTGCTGAAGAATATGGTTTATCCGTAATAGAAGACGCGGCACACGCTTTCGGTTCAAAATATAAAAATAAACTCATAGGTTCTATATCTAGATTTACATCATTTTCTTTTCAAGCAATTAAACACCTAACTACTGGTGATGGTGGTGCTTTATGTTGTTTAAATAGTGAAGATGTAGTAACAGTTAAAAGACTTAGATGGTTCGATATAGATCGTGAAAATTCTAAAACAGGTGTGTTAGGTGAAAGAGAATATGACGCAGTAAATGTTGGTTATAAGTACCACATGAACGATTTATCGGCTAGTTTAGGATTAGGTAATTTACAAGTTATAGAAGATAGATTGAGTAAAATTCAAAATATAGCTTCTTATTATAATAAAGAGTTATCTAATGTTAATGGTATAACATTAATGGATTATAAATCTGATAGAGAATCATCATATTGGTTATACCCTATTTTAGTAGAAAATAGAGATGCCTTTGTTAAAAAAATGAAAGATAATAATATACCAGTCTCAGTTGTACATGTGGGTATTGATAAAAATAGTGTTTTTGGTGGTAAGGATATGTCATTGTTAAATCAAAGGTATTTCGATAATAATCAAATACATCTACCAATAAACGACTCTTTACAAAAAGAGAATATTAAGTATATTATAGAAAAAATAAAAGAAGGATGGTAAAAAAAAATACGTTAATTAAATTAACTGGACACTCTAAGAGATGTGGGTTTTCTTGTATGTTTTCTAGTGTTTGTGAGTTTATTTACCGTACTAACGATGAAAATCATGTAAGTATACATTGGAGTAATACAAGATATGATGAAAGTGATAAAAATAGTTTAGACTATATTTTCACACAAAAGGAGGGTGAGTTTGATGATGTTATCACATACGGCAATAATTGGCCTGTAAACCAAAATAATGTTAAAAATTTTTTTAATGTAAGACCTCACACTAGACCAGATTTAATAAATGAATTTAATGAAAAATTTTGGTGTGTGTTTTCTTTAAGTAATGATTTAATTAATAGAATAGAAAATTTAAACACAAAAAAAGGTAATAATAAAACACTAGCCGTACATATAAGACGTAGTGACGTTTTAAGTGAAACCTACTTTAGACACCTTATCAGTTGGGACATAAATGATTTAAGTTATTATTATAATAATATTAAAAAAGAATTCGAAGAAGGTCAGTATGAAAAAATATTTTTATGTACCGAAGATGATAATATTCATAAATTTTTAAAGACTAAATTTAGTGAAGATATTTTATTTACCCAAGAAACTGTAAGAATAGGCCACGATATAATTGATCACACATCATCCTTAGAGTCTTTATACACTAAAGACGGAAAAGTGATACTGTTAGATATAATGTCAGATATTATATTTGCCTCAAAATGTGAAGGGTTCTTAGGTACAGAATTCTCGGGAGTTTCAATTTTTATAGAAGTATTTAATAACAACAATTTTAAAAAAATAAATTATTTTAAATGAAAAAAATAGTATTAATAGGTGGTTTTGGTTTTTTAGGTAAAAATTTACAAAATGCGTTAAAAGATCATGAAGTACATACCATTTCTAGACGAAATGGGTATGACTTAATGGAAAAAAATAAAATAAAAGATTTTTTAGTTAAAACTAATCCAGACTATGTTATAAATTGTTCAGCTTATGTTGGCAGTTTGGAGTATGTTAACGCTCATACAGCTGATGTTATATCATATAATATTATGTTAGGTATAAATCTTTGGGATATACTGAAAGATATTGAATATAAAGGTATTGTTATAAACCCAATATCGAATTGTACCTATCCCGGTAAAGCTGACACACAAAAAGAAGATGAATGGTGGGACGGTATGGTACACCCTAGTATTATCTCATACGGTACGGCTAAAAAAACTATTTACATGATTAATAAGTGTTATGAGAAACAATACGGCATTAAAACCATAAATATTATTATGCCAAATTCTTATGGTGAATATGATTATGATGACGAAAATAAAGTACATGCACTAAATGGTATTATTATAAGAATGTTAAAAATGGTAAAAACAAACAACAATGAATTTACTGTTTGGGGCAGTGGCACACCGATAAGGGAGTGGGGTTATATGCCAGATACCGCTAATTTTATTAAATATATTATAGATAATGAGATAAAAGAATTACCAAACCCCATAAATATGGGTAGAGGTGAAGGTCATACAATAAATGAAATAGCTGAAATTGTAAAATCTGAAATAAATGAAAACATCCAAATCGTAAATGATTTATCTAAAATAGATGGTGATCCTATAAAAATTTTAGACGGAACACTATTTAAAGAGCATTTCCCAAACTTCAAATTTACTGATATTAGAGAGGGTATAAAAAATACAATAAATTATTACAAAAACAGAATTTAATGAGTTATTATATAATACATAAAATACATGATGGTGATGGTTTTTTTGCTAAATTTAACCATGTTTTAATGCATTTACATGAAGCTGATAGTTTAGGTTTAATACCTTATGTAGACTTCACTAAATCATCAAATATTAGAGACCATCATAATCCCATCAATAATGAATGGGAATATTGCTTTAATCAAGATGTAATTATACATGATGTTTATAAAAATAACCATCAAATGTCTAACGGATTGTTTTTAGGATGGTATCCAGCACAGGGAAAAAACTACAGAAATAAAGAATTAAGTTTGAGACTTAATTCTTTATACCAAAAATACGTTAAAGTTAAACCAGAAATATTAAATAAGTTAAATCAAGAGGTAGAAAAATTTAAAACATTAGCTGTTCACTGTAGAAGAAGTGATATGGTAAGAGATCACCCAAACATAGGTTTAAATTACACTAATCAAGTTTTTTTAGATAAAACATTAAAAATATTTAACGAAGGTAATTTTGAAAAAATTTATTTAGCTACAGAAGAGTACGAGATTTTAGATTTTTTTAAAAATGAATTAGGTGACAAGTTAATCTACCAAGATTGTTTTAGGGTAGGACCAAATGAATCACCGGTTTTTAAAACTGATACAAGACCATTACATAGAACACAACAGTGTCAAGAAGTTTTGATAGATGCATTAAACATGTCAAAATGTAATAGTCTTTTATGTGGTGTTTCAGGTGTATCAAACGCCACAATTTACATAAATGGGTTACAATTTGAAAATGTTTATTATTTTGATGAAATATGAGAAAATACACAGAAAAAGAATTAATTAATTTTGAAGAAGATATTGCCGAAACTTTTAACGCGGGTAAAATAAAAGCCCCTGTACACTTATACAGTGGTAATGAAAAACAAATGATTGATATATTTGAAAATATATCTGATGAAGATTGGGTTTTTTGTTCTTGGAGATCACACTACCAATGTTTATTAAAAGGTGTACCACCTGAAATACTTAAGGAAGATATCATAAAAGGTAAATCTATAACATTATGTTACCCTAGTCATAATATATATTCTTCAGCTATTGTTACTGGTAATATACCAATAGCCACAGGTGTGGCTTTGGATATTAAACGTAAAAATGGTAAAAACAAAGTTTGGTGTTTCGTTGGTGATATGACCTCTGAGACTGGTACATTTTTTGAAAATTGGAAGTATTCTGTTAATAATGATTTACCTATAACATATGTTATTGAAGATAATAATAAATCCGTTTGTACTGATACAAGAAAAACTTGGTCTAACGATGAGTTATATTTTGCTAAAGAAAACAGAAAAATAATGTACTATAAATACGAATCTAAATACCCACACGCTGGAGCAGGAAAAAGAATACAGTTTTAATATGAAAAAATATTTTGATGAATTGAAAAAATCTATGGATTGGTTGAACACCAAACCAGACACATTATTTTTAGGTCAAGCTGTAGAATATGACGGTACATCTATGACGACAACAATTAAAGATGTTGACACATCCAAAAAGTTAGAAATGCCTGTCAACGAAGACATGCAGGTAGGAATGTCACTTGGTATGGCTTTAAATGGTACAGTACCAGTGTCCATATTTCCTAGATGGAATTTTTTAATTCTAGGGGCAAACCAAATTGTTAATCATTTGGATAAGATTAAAATAATGTCAAGTGGTGGCTATACACCTAAAGTTATTATTAGAACGTCTATTGGGTCACAAAGACCTTTACATCCACAACATCAACACATATCAGATTTTACGGCAGGATTTAAAGCTATGTGTGATACTGTAGATATTATCAGACTTGATGAACCTGAACAGATTTTTGAATCGTATAAATACGCTTATGAAAGGACAGATGGTAAATCAACTATTTTAGTAGAATGGGGGGATTATTATAATGAGAAATAAATTTTATTTTCTAGATGAGGATGTTAAAAAAATACATCAACACGTTGATTTTTCTGAAATGAAAAATAAATCAATTCTTATTACTGGAGCAACTGGGTTAATAGGTCTTTATTTATTACTATCATTAAAAGATATTTTTATAGAATATAATATTAAAATAACAATAATATATAAATCGAAAATAGATGATTTATTTAAGTGTTTTATAGATTTTGATAAAATTGAGTGTATTAATGAAGATATTACCGATATCAAATCTTTAGAGAGTAAATTAGGTACTTATGATTATATAATTCATTCCGCTGGTTACGGACAACCAAATAGATTCTTAGAAAATGAATTAAAAACAATAGAATTAAATACATCGTCCACACTTTTTTTATTCAAAAAATTAAACACAAACGGTAAATTCTTATTCGTTAGTAGTAGTGAGGTTTATTCCGGAATAGATAATAACCAAACAGAAAGTGTTGTAGGTAGAACAACACCAGAACATAATAGAGCTTGTTATATTGAAGGTAAAAAATGTGGTGAGACAATTTGTAACATATATAGAAAATCTGGTGTTAATGCCAAATCAGTTAGATTATCTTTAGCATATGGACCAGGAACTAAAATAAATGATAAAAGGGTACTAACTAATTTTATTGAAAAGTCTATATTAGATAAAGAAATAAAACTATTAGATAATGGTAGTTCTATAAGAACATACATATACGTTGCGGATGCTATTATAATGTTTTGGAAGATATTATTTGAAGGTAAACAAAATGTTTATAACGTTGGTGGTATACAACCAAAAAGTATTTTTAATATAGCTAAAAAAATAGCTAGTTTAATGAATGTGGAAGTTATTAAACCAAACACTGAACACACTTTAACTGGTAGCCCAAAATCTGTTAAAATAGATTTAAAAAGATATAAAGAAGAATTTGGTTTTTTTGATTTCGAATCAATAGAAAACGGTTTAAAGAAAACAATAGAATGGCATAAAATATTATACCAAAACAAATAAATATTATTTACAATAACGATTATATGATTTAATTTTTTTTATATGGTAAAATTAGTTAGCGATACAATAAATAAAGATGATATTAATTCATTAATAGAATGGTTATCACAAGATAAAATACCCAGACTAACTAAAGATGTTTTAACTAAAGAATTAGAGTTAAAGTGGTCTAAAAAAATGGGTACTAAATACTCTGTTTACGTAAATTCTGGATCTTCGGCAATATTACTAACATTAGCCGCATTAAAATATTCAAACAGACTTAAAAACAATAAAATAGTAGTGCCAGCTTTAAGTTGGGCCACTGATGTTAGTAGTCCTATGATTTTAGGTCTAGACCCAATAATGTGTGATTGTAATCTAGAAGATTTATCTTGTGATTTAACACAACTAGAAGATATATTCATAAAAGAATCACCATCCACATTAATTTTAGTTTCACCATTAGGGTTTGTACCTAAAATGGATAAAGTTGTGGAATTATGTCAAAAATACGATGTTATATTATTAGAAGATGTTTGTGAAAGTATGGGATCTAAATTTGATGACAAATATTTAGGCTCTTTCGGTTTCGCTTCTTTTTTTTCACTCTATTTCGGACACCATTTAAGTACAATAGAAGGTGGGTTTATCAACACCAATGATGAGGAATTTTATTACACTTTATTAATGATGAGAAGTCATGGATGGGATAGGGATATACCATCTTGGAAACAGGAGGAATATAGAAAAAAATATAATTGTAGTGAATTCGACGCTTTATATAATTTTTACATACCAGGGTTTAATATGAGAGCCACAGACTTACAAGCCTTTATTGGTTTAAGGGTTATAGATAGGTTGGATGAGTATGTTGAAAAGAGAAATGAAAACTTCTTTTTATATAACAACAGTATACATAATACTAAACTTAAATTACGTATAGACAATAACTGTTTCATATCAAATTTTGCTATGCCTGTTGTATGTGAAAATAGGAATGATGTTGTAAAAAAATTATTAAACAACAATATAGAAGTTAGACCATTAATAGCTGGTAATATGGGAAATAAACCTATGTGGTATGAAAAATACGGTAAGGTAGAACTCCCTAACGCTAATTTAATAGACAAATTAGGGTTCTATTTACCAAATCACCAAGATTTAAATTATAACGACATAGATAAGATATCTGATATTATAAATGGATAACATATTTTTTGATAAAAAAAAGTTAAAGTACTGTGGTGAAAATGTAATCATAGGTAAAACAGTAAGGATTAGAAAACCAGAAGAATCTATTATAGGTGATAACACAATAATAGACGATTTTGCTTACATTTCTTGTGCAATAGAGATAGGTAAAAATTGTCATATAGCCTCACATGTTTCTATATCTGGTGGATCCGGTAAATTTAAAATGGGTGACTATTCAACAATTTCAAATCATTGTTCAATACATTGTGCTTCTAGTGATTATACAATAGTTTCTTTAGATTTGCCGTCTGTGCCTAAAGAATTACAATTTGGTGGTGAAGTAGGTGACGTAATATTAGGTGATTTTGTTACTATAGGTGCACATTCTTGTATACTACCATCAGTTAACATACCTAACGGACTATCTTGTGGTGCACATAGTTTAATAAAACATAAAGATGTTTTAAAAGGTTGGTCATTATATGTCGGATCACCATTAAAATTTATTAGAAACAGAAATACAGAACAATTACAAAATTGGCTTAATAACAACAATATAAATTATATGATTAAATGAAAAAAATATTTATTACCGGAGGTGCTGGGTATATAGGTACCACTTTAATACCATTATTGTTAGAAAACAAACTACAAGTAACAGTTTATGATTCATTATTATTTAATAACGGTGATAAACTGTTACCGTACATAACTAATGAAAATTTCACTTTTATTGAAGGTGATATTAGAGATAAAGAGAATTTAAGTAAACACATAAAAAATCATGATATAGTAATCCATTTAGCCGCTTTAGTCGGATTTCCAATATGTAGAGAAAAGGGGGAAAAAGAATCTTACGATGTTAATGTTATTGGTACAAAAAACGTTATTGATTCTATGAATGAAAATCAGTATTTATTATTTGGTTCTACTGGATCTAATTACGGTGAAGTTAAAGGTATTTGTACAGAAGAAACACCCTTAAACCCATTGTCTATATATGGTAGAACTAAAACAGATGCTGAAAAATTGGTTTTGGATAGAAAAAATAGTACAGCTTTTAGATTTGCAACAGCTTTTGGGGTTTCTCCAAGACTAAGATTAGATTTGTTAGTAAACGATTTGACATATAAATCAATTAAAGAAGGTTATGGTGTTATTTATGAATCACATTTTTTAAGAACATTTATTCACGTTAAAGACATAGCAAGTGTTTTTTTATTTGCTATAAAAAATAATGATAAAATGAAAAACAATGTTTACAATGTGGGATCGGATTCAATGAATTATTCAAAAAAAGAAATCTGTGAATTAATCAAAAAAGAGATACCATCAGTTTATTTTAATTACGCTGACGTTGGTGAAGATGCGGATAAAAGAAATTATAAAGTTAGTTACGATAAAATAAAATCATTAGGTTTTGAAACCAAAGTAGATATAACAACAGGTATTAAAGAAATTATTAAAGTAATACCATTATTAAAATTAAATAATCCCTACTATAATGTATTAAAATGAAAGACAGAAAGTATTTACCCACAATGTCGGAATTGATAGATTATCAATTGTACAATTAAAAGAAGTTTTTATTCTTGAACATAAATTAGAATATTCAAAAGAAATAAAAATTATTACACATGATATACAATTATTTTTAGATGAAAATAAAAATAATATAAACACTGAAACAATAAGAGCTGTAGTGATTTTATTCCAAATAAATCCCTATATATGACATAATGAATCTAACTATCGTAAAGGTATTAAATACGGTAATAATTTAGAGTTAACCCATGGGTTAAAAGGTATTAGAAATACCACAAAAAATAAAATACAAGAAATTGTAGGTGGACATAAAGATTATAAAATTGATTGTTTAGCAGCCGAATTTAAAGATTCGGAAATTAGTTGGTAATTATGACTAAAAGACGAAATAAAAAATTAACACAAGAAGATATCGACAATATCGAATCTTTTAATCAACAAAAACAAATAAACGATGGTGGTAATACATTTTTATCTAACATTAAAGTTGACGTTAAACCAAAAACTGAAAACCAAAAAAAATTGGTTCAAGCCATAAAAGATAATGAAATAACAATAGCTTCAGGTTTACCTGGAACTGGTAAAACTTTTCTTGCATGTGCCGAGGCTTTAAAGTTATTAAAAAACCCTGAATTACCTTACCATAAAATTATATTGGTTAAATCAGTTACCACTCTGAAGGATGAGGAGATTGGTTATTTAAAGGGTACTATGGAAGAAAAGATGGAACCATTTATGGACTCATTTTTAGATAACTTTAATAAAATTATAGGTGAGGTTTTAACACATAAATTAAGGGATGCTAAATATATAGAAATAAAACCTATAGCTTATGTTCGTGGTAGAAGTATTGATAAATCTATTATTATCATTGATGAGGCACAAAACATTAGTTTGGATAACATGAGAACTTTAATGACACGTATCGGTGAAAACTCCAAGTTAATTATATTGGGTGATGTTAAACAAAAAGATATTCGTAATAGAAAAGAAAGTTCATTAGAAGTGGTTATAGAACGTTTTAAAGATAAACCAAATTTCGGTACCGTAGAATTAAGAAATGAAGAAGATATTGTACGTAACCCAATTATTAAAGTTATTGAAGATATTTTTGATACTATAGAAGAAGAGAAAACCAATAACGGTAAAAAACAAATTTTAAAAGACTAATGAAAATAGGTGTTTCAATTAACGGTGTGTTACGTGATTTTTTTGGTAGGATAGAAAAAACACATACAAAATATTTTGGTTCAAAGGATGGGGAAGAAATATTCATACACGATTATGATTTAGAAAAGTGGGTTAAATTCCCTGAAGAAGAAATTGTAAGAAATGAAATTGAATTTAATCCGGAATTTAACGAAAAAGAATTTGTAAAATCTGAATCAACATTTGAACTTACAGAAGTTAAAGACGAACCAATTACTGTTGAAGAATTTATATATGATAAGTGTTGTTTAGAGATATTTGGTTATGCTGATGAAGTTATTGATGGTGCTGTACAATCAATTAATGGTTTAGATTTACAATTAAAAACAAATGAGAAAAAACATGATATTATTATAACAAGTCGTGAAGTAGGTAGAAGTATTCCTGCCACATTATTTTTTTTATCTAAAACTGGTTGTATGATACAAGATATTAAATTTACTTTAAATACGACAGACTGTTGGCAACATGTTGATTGTATGATTACAGATCACCCAGAAATTTTAAACTCCAAACCCGAAGGTAAAACCACAATTAAAATAGAAAAAACATATAACAAAGACATACCTTCAGAATATACTATTAAAACAGTTAAAGAACTTATAGGATTAGATTTGTTTAATTAATCTTTTAAAGTTTACTTATTACAATTATTAATTAAATCTATTTTATGAACAAATTTAAAAATACGGATAATAAGTCCTCATTGTTTGAGATAGCCGGAAATGAATTTTATTTTGATTTAGAAGCTTTAAGTCAATTTGTAAGGTTAGATAATTCTGAAAGTATCGAAGATATTTTAGGTGAAGCTAAAAAAGAAATTGAATCCGAAAAAAACAATGAAGTAGATGAGGTTGTGGACTACAGCCAAATAGTAGATTTAACCAAATGGGAAACTACCAAAGCTTTAATGGATGTTATTTTAAACGAAAATTCAATAGTCGATGAAGCTATGGGTAGCACCAAACTAGGTGAACAATTATCCATTCCCTTTAGATTGTCATTTAACACATTATTAAAACATAATATAATAAAAGAAAACAATGGAAGATAACACTAAACAAGTCGTTAAGAACGCAATCTCTAGTTTAGAGAACAAACAATTTAAAATTTATTTTTTCACAATGGATACCAAAGGTAATCCAATCGCTAGTTTGGCTAACATTTACGATCACGCTAAAATACTACGTGATTTAGGTTATGATGCACAAATTTTACATGAAAAAAATGATTACGTTTCAGTAGCCAATACATTAGGTGATGTTTATGCTGAAATACCACACGTATCAATTGAATCTCAGCAATTAAAAGTTAATCCACAAGATTTTATAATCATACCTGAAGTATTTTCAAATGTAATGGAACAAACTTTAAATTTACCTTCTAAAAGAATTGTGTTCTCACAATCTTATGACTACATTTTTGAAATGTTAATGCCAGGTAAGAGTTGGTCTGATTATGGTATCACAGATGTTATTACAACAACCGAAAAACAAAAAGAATATCTTGAAAGTTTGTTTTCTAAAAAAATTAAAGCTGAGGTAATTCCTGTAAGTATACCAGAATATTTTAAACCTTCTGATAAACCAAAAAAACCAATAATAGCGATTTCAACTCGTGACCAAAGAGATCTGGTAAAACTTTACAAGGCATTTTATTTAAAATACCCTCATTTAAAATGGGTTTCTTTCCGTGATATGAGAGGTTTACCTAGAGAAACTTTTGCTAAATCATTATCGGAATCCTGTTTAGCTATTTGGATTGACAAGGATTCTTCTTTTGGAACATTCCCTGTGGAAGCTATGAAATGTAATGTACCTGTTTTAGGGTTAGTACCCAACATGGTACCCGAATGGATGTCAGATAAAAACGGTCTTTGGACACATGACCCATTAATGATTGTTGATTTAATCGCTAACTATTTCCAAGCTTGGTTGGAGGATGGTGAACCTTCTGAGTTATATGAAGAAATGTCTAAACAAAAAGATACATACTCTTATGAGGAACAAAAATCAAAAATAAAAGAAGTTTATGAAAAATTCTTTACAAATAGAATTAATGAATTAAAATCTTCACTACCGTTAGAAGTGGAAAATAATGTAGAAACAGAAAAATAATTTAAAAAATGGCAGAAAATAAAACAACAATCATAATCCCAATCCATAAAATGGATGACACTTTAAATTCTTATTTTGAAAAGGCTATTAAAAGTGTTGAAAACCAAAAAATTAACCCGGAAGAAGTTATTATTGTAACAGCAAAAGGAGTTAAAATTAATGAAGAATATTTAAAAAACGTAAATTATAGAATAGTAGTTAATGAAGGTAATACCGATTTTTGTTCACAAATTAATTTTGGTGTTGAACAAGTTAAAACCACTTTCTTTTCTATATTGGAAGTTGATGATGAATATTCAAAAATATGGTTTGACAATGTTAATAAATACGTAGAGGCTTACGATGAAACTGATGTTTTTTTACCTATTGTTTTAGACGTAAGTCCTGAAGGTCGTTTCTTACATTTTAGTAATGAACCTGTGTGGGCTAAAGATTTTTCTGATAAATTAGGATTTTTAGACAACGATGCTTTATTAAACTTCCCCAACTTCCAGTTGTCAGGTGCTGTTATTAAAGTAGACGCTTTTAAAGCCGTAGGTGGTTTAAAACCTAGTATTAAACTTCATTTTATATATGAGTTTTTATTAAGAATGACTTATTATGATAAAAAAATAATGACCATTCCTAAATTAGGTTATAAAAAAGTTAATATGAGACCAGATTCTTTATTTTTTAATTATCAAAATAAAGAAACGGATAAAATCGATGTTATTGAGGCCAGATTTTGGTTTAGTACCTCACGTAAAGAGTGTTATTTTAAAGCTGATCGTAACATAAAATTCGATAGAGAGACTTCTACAATAGTATAATGTCCACAGAAAGAAAAAGAGGAAGAAAACCGTCAAAAGATCCTTATTTTGGGCATGTAGAAGAATTAGCTGTTAAAGAGTTTTTATCTTTAGGCAATTTAATACATGACCCAAAATCATTAGAAGGATACAGATGGACTGGTAGTACTAAAGATGAATTTAGGAGAAATGAAATTTATCGTCAACACCTACAAGCTCCATTAAACAAAATGATAGAAAGTATCATTAGAAGATATAAGTTATATTCTAAAAGTATGACTTTTGAAGATTTACATTCTGATACTTTATCATTTTTAATGATGAAATTTCATAAATTTAAACCATCAAAAGGTAAAAAATCATATTCTTATTATGGTACTGTTTGTAAACATTATTTATTAGGTAAACTAATAAAAGATGATAAAAAACTAAAAACTTTAATATCATATGAAGATATAGCCCCAGATTTAGAAGAAAATGAAGAGTACTCTTATGAAATAGATAATCAAGAATTAGATTTAACTTTATTAATAGACGAAATATCCAATTCGATTAAAGAAGAGTTACAGAGTAAAATTTTAACCGAAAACGAAATAAAAGTTGGTAATTCTTTGGTTTCTATTTTGGAAAATTGGGAGAATGTTTTTGAGGGTAAGGAAGCAACTAATAAGTATAATAAAAACTTAATTCTTTATTATATGAGAGAAATGACATCGTTAAGTACCAAAGATATTAGAAACGCAATGAAAAGATATCGTGGTATTTATAAGTTTATAAAAGATGGTGGTTTATAAAAACCACCATTTTGATATTTATAAATAAAAAAGAAATTATGGGCAGACCACAGAAAAAACAAGTAAAATTAAATACGGAAAGTTTTTTGGGTATAACCCAAGAGGCTTATAATGAACTTGTAGAACAAAGAAGTACTTGCATACGTACAATTAACGAAAATAAGAATAAAGTTAATGTAGAAGACATGCATGACTTAACCAACTTAAATAAAGCTAACACCGACCTTCTTAAAATTATTGATTCCACTATAGATAAAAAAATATCATTAGTTAAACTAATGAGCCAATTAATTTTTAAAGGTGGTGAATCCGATACAAGTGGTAATGTAAACGGTTCTTTAACACCTGAAGATATGGCTTTACTACGTGGTATTTTTAATGAAGATGGTGATAAAAGTGATGATGATGATAAAAAAAACTACAAAATTAAATAATGGGTTTTATTGAAGAAAAAACAGAAATTATTAATAATGTAGCTTTATTTGAGGTATTAAAGGATTTGCCGAAAACTAAGTCGACTTCTTCATTGGAATCTGTTAACACAAAAAGTAAAAATTTATTACCTTATCTATTAGACTTATTTAGTACTGTATGTAAAGAACAAGAAAACGGTAAAGATAGAGCCAAATGTGAGGCAACTAGAATTTTAACAGAAATTTTGATACAATTTTTCCCACAATTAATTAAAATATTAAAAGACGGTATAATTGAAGGCATTAAAGCTGGTTTAGCTTGTGGTGTTGACTTTAACATACCAAGTCCGGCTCCGACAATTGTAGTAAAGGCTGAAAAAATAGATTTTACTGATATGTTAAAAATAGATCCAAACAGTGATATAGGCTCTATGTTATACGGAACAAGTTCTAATGAAGACTTTAATTGGTTTTTATATGATTTAATACAAACAGGTGGGTCTAGTAATTGGAAAAATTTGGTTGATGTCACGTACGATCAAAATACACAAAATTTTGAAATGAAGATAGACCAATCTTATGTTGGTAAATCCTTCAATCAATTTTTAATTGATTTTATTAATTCAATAGAATTATTGACTTTGGCGACTTTAATACCAAGAATTCTTAACATATTAACAGGTGTTCTAGGTGCCAATCTCCCCAACATTAACACAAGTATAGAAAAATTATTGGCTCTAGAAAAAGTTAATAAATTACAAGATAAATTTAATAGTTCAGATCCTTGTAAAGAAGATTATGTTTATGATGATAGTTACTTTAAATTTACAAATGAAGAAACTTATGAGATGGAAAACATTGCCAATCAAAAAAAGACTGGTGTTGTTTATTTAAATTTGGGTTGTGGTTTATTACCTGTTACGGTTAACATACCTTTATTGAAAGGTATATCTGATGAAATAAAAAACACGCCTCCATCTAAAATAGATGTTGTTATTACACAATCTATAGACAGTATAAATAATGACCTAACCAACAATGTACCCGACAGTGATAAAAACGTATCCAAATTGTCCTTAAATTTAAAAATGTTGGAACAATTACCTAAAGTATTTACTAATATTATTTTAGAACCTAAAATAGTTTCATTGTATAAATTATCTATGAAGACTGTTAATGATATAACATTTAATGTTACTGATGGTTTTGATTATGCTATAGCGACTAGAGTATTTTTTGAGTATGTTTCAAGAGAATCTCTAGCAGCTTTACTAGAAATAATATTTAGACAACTCAAAAAAGAAATACTTTCATTAGTTGCTGAAATAGCAGCAAAAATAATTAAGGAACGGGAGGATAGAAGAATTAAACAAATAAATAATATAGTTTTAGGAATTGTAGAAGGTGCAATAATTGCTGCACCAATACCTAACACATCTAAATATATTTAATATGGCTAAATGTAAAGACACCGGTAAAACAGATTTTAAAAACCCAAATTCAATTTTAAAAGCTTTACTTAATTTATTTAAAATAGGGAATTCTGTATCAACTAATATATTACCCGCATCAGCTGTTTTTGGTGCTAGATGTGGTGATTTTAATGCTTCTGAAATAGCGGCAAAAATAATAAGAAGACAAGCCGAAGCTGGTATACCTGTAGGACCGTTACCTAGTGGTAAAGTTTCACCAGATGAAATAATGGAAAAAATTAGAATAGAAGAAATGGTTGAAGCTATTTCTACAAAATTAGTTATGCAAGTTGCTATACAACCTGGAACTGCTTTACAGGCAACTGGTATTGCAGGACCTGGTTTACCAGTACAAACAGCTGGTACTATAGTAGGTATAGCTAAAGGTAAAGCTGTTGTTTGTAATTAATAGATGGAAAAGATTAAAAATAAAAGTAATGCAGAACTCATCGAAATGCAAAAAAAATTAAAAGATGAGTTTGAAAAAATTAGGACCGATTTAGTTAATTTATATGATTATTGGACCTTAATTGAAGTAAAATATAACGAAATAAATAACGAATTAAACAATAGGTTTGGAATTAACAATAAATGAGTTTAGATGATTTTATAAGAGTTGACCTAGGTTATGGTGATTCAAGATTAGATAAAAAAACTTTTCCTTTATGGTATTATGGTATCGTAGAAAGAGTTGACGATACTTTTTATGCTGGTCGTATTAAAGTCAGAATTGAAGGTGTTGATAGAAAAATTTTGTTGCCGGCCGGTGGTAAAACAAAAATAGAAAATAAAGAATTAGGTAATGAAGATAGTGATGCTTATTTACCTTGGTGTGAACCTTTATTACCTAAATTCCTTAACATTGTACCACAAGTTGGTGAGATGGTTAAGGTCGCTGTTTTTGATTATCGTAATAAACAACAAAGAAGGCAATATATAGGTCCTGTTATAGGCCAAAAAACACCAGCAGATTTTCAATACAATGACTATAATATAGCAACTTTACAAACAGAGAATTCTGCATATTCACCAGCTTATGATAATTGGCCAGAATCCAGTCAAGGTAATTGGTCTATATACCCTAATGTTAGTGATGTTGCTTTATTGGGTAGAAGAAATACGGATTTAATATTAAGAAATAAATCCAATTATGATGAAATAATATTAAGATCGGGTAAGATTGATTATAGAAATCTAAACACAAATAGTCCACCTATATCTTTAAACATTAAAAATCCGGCTTATATCACAATAAATCATACATTCCCAACAGAAAATAAAACAGAAACACAAACAAATTTAGGTTTAGGGAATGATAGAACCCACATTAATTTAGTAGCGGATAAATTGAATTTGATAAGTCATATGGGTTCATCAGCCAAAGGTAAGGCACCTGTAATATTGAATGGTGATGATGTTTTACAACAAATTATAACAGAAAACACCAAATTACACCCATTAATTTATGGTGATGTTTTATGGGAATTCATGAGTATTCTTAGGTCATATATAGAGGGTCATATACACGAGGGTTCTAGATTACCTTCAGATAAAAGTGGACCTACTTTAGAATTAATCAAATGGTTTAATAAAAATTTAGGTAACCGAGTAAGTAAACCAAGTCCAGATTTAACGGTTGAAAACAGTTATGTTGATTTTGAAGGTTGTACATTCTTAAGCAAAGGTGTTAGAACTAATTAATTCCCGATGATATTTATAGTAAAAAAAGATTAATGGGAATTTTAAGGACATATTTCAATAAAGATACCACTTTAATTAGGGATTCTTATGTTAATACAGGTAGAAACCCTATTGTGGAACTGTTTCACGGTGGATCATTAAAAGCTGAGGAAGTAAAATACTCAAGATATATATTTGATTTAAATTTTGATGAGATACTAAAAAAGGTTAATTCTAAAGATATACCTTACGTAAATGGGATGACCCATACGTTAAAAATGACTAACACATCTTGTTTTGACCAAGAACAACTATGTAAAACAGTTTCATCATGTGTTGGTGAAATCAAAAGAGCCACTTGTTTCGAATTAATATTATTCCAAGTCCCAGAATCATGGTGTGAAGGTAATGGTTATGATTACACACAAACTACTGTTTCTTGTGCTGAAGGTGATAAAGTATATTGTGAGGGCCCAGCAAATTGGTTTGTTAGAGGTGATGTTACAACGTGTTGGTCCAATCAAGGTGTTTATGGTACCGACCCAAGTAATTGGTGTGCTTCTGGTACTACTAGTGGTACTTCTGGTACTACAATATGTAGTGGGGGTACAAATTTAATTATTGCTACGCAACATTTTGATTTTGGTAATGAAAATGTTTGTATTGATGTTACTGATTATATAAATGGTTTAATTTTAAGTGGTTACACAGGACTTACATATGGATTAGGTTTGGCTTTTAAACCTGCTTTAGAACAGGCACCTTTAGAGGATGCTGAGTATGTTGGTTTTTTCGGTAAAGAAACTAATACAGTATTTGAACCGTTTTTAGAGACAAAATGGGATGACAGAATTAGTGATGATAGAAATAAATTTTATCTAAATAAATCTAACAACATATGTTTATATGTTAACGCCGGAGGTCAGAACACTAATGCGACTTTTAGTGGTGTAGATATATACGACCAAAATGACGATTTGTTTACAACAATACCGTCATCAGGTATTACGCAAGTAACAAGAGGGGTTTATTGTGTTAATTTAACAGTAGACGATAATCCAACATCTGGTTATTGTGGTAACATACAATTCCGTGATGTATGGAAAGATGTTACAGTAGGTTCTAAACATTTAGGTAACGTAATATTAGACTTTATAGTGTTGGAAGACACTGACTACTACAGAATTGGATCTACTAACAGTGCAAATGCCAATGGATTAGGTGTGGGTTCTGCTAGTAATATGTCTATTTATGATTACGAGTTTAATGTGGTAGGTATAAAAAGAAAAGAAAAAATTAAAAGAGGTGATACTAGACGTGTGAATGTTAATGTACGTATACCTTACACATACGACCAAACGGCTTTATTGGATAAGGTTTATTATAGGATATTCATTAAAGAAGGTGGTCATATACAAATAGATTATATAGATTGGCAAGAAGTTAGTAGGACACCTGATGGTAATTTCTTCTTAGTAGATACATCTTGGTTTATACCTAACGATTATTTTATTGAAATTAAAATTGAATCTAGCGGGGAAGTTAGAACATATGGTGACATAATACCTTTTGAGGTTGTATCAGAAAAAGATTGGTGTTAAAAACACAAAATGATATTAACAAAAAACCCCGAGAAATCGGGGTTTTTAATTTTAGGCGTAAAATTTACCTTCTTCACGAGCTCTTTTTTGTTTAGCCATATAATCCATTTGTTTTTGTTTCATATATGACATATGGTCTTCTTTACTTTTTTGTTGGACAAATTTACCGATAGTTTCTTTTGATTTACGAACTTTATCTTCAAGTTTAGTAAAATCATTCACAATACCATCAATTTCTTTAGTATAACCATCTCTACCAGTTAGTTTAGAGTTACATAAATCTTCAAAAGCCATTTTAGCTTGTTGAATTGCTCTAACAATTTCATCAACCGTTGATAATTCACCGTTATTAGTTTTTAACAACACAAGAGATTTTTCTTTCGACTGATTAGGTTGTTCACCTTCTTCTTTCATAATCTTCTTTACTAACTTTTCTATATCGTTTTCGTTTAATCTTATTACTTTTTTCATGATAAAATGTTTTTTATATAAATATTTGTATGTTGACAAAAAATCCATATCTTTGTTTTATTATGAAAAAGATATTTAGATTTTATAAAGAACCAAGTAATAGATGGTATATAGATTTACCAGAATGGCCGGGTGATAAAATAGATTTAGAAATGGTTGAAGGTGCTGACGATATGTTGGATTATGTGTCAGAAGGTGGTGATAATGTTAACTTACTTTTATCAATTGACGAAATTGAAGGTGGTAGTAAATTAAAATTAATTAGAGAGGCCACCGAATATGGTAATGGTTCGTTTTATTTTTTAAAATCTCATATGGGTGTTGATTTAAATAAAGAAATTTGGTTATGTGATGTGACTAAATTTATTTTTGGTGGGTTTCCTAATGAAATTTTTTTCGTAAAAGTTGATTGATTTTAAAAAAATTATTAATTTTACAAAACAATTAAAGATATTAAATAGTTTAAATATGGCTAAGAAAAAAGACCTTAAAGAACAAAACCCCAAATTCAATATTGATTTGATTGAACTTTTGGCTGAAAACGATCCTTCTTCTACAAATAAGTATTTACCTTTTATGGTTAAACAAACCGAGACTTGGGTTGATTGGTTAAAAGAAGAATTAAAAAACAATACATTCAAAGAAATGTTTGATATTGTGAAAGAATTTGAGGATCTATCTAATAAAAATTTATTGGAGAATAAAGACATCTATTCTTATACATCCAATCAAGAAATTGTTGATACGATTAAATTGGCTCGTGAAAAGGTAACAAAAAGTCATGTTAAAAAATTTGAAACCTTGTCTTTATATGAAGACGATAACTTTTTGGTTGTTCAACCACTTACTTCCCGTTCATCCAATATTTACGGTAAGTCAACAAAGTGGTGTGTTTCTTCAGAACAAAATGACTTTAAAAAATATTTTAACCAATATACCGAAAACGGTGTTTTAGTGTTTTTTATTGATAAACGTGTTAAAGAAGAAGAAACTCGTGATAAAATTTATTCCAAAGTGGCTTTCCACCATGACAAATCTAAATCTGTTGGTACTGAAGCCACAACTATATGGGACTCCAAAGATATTAAACTTAACGCTGTCAACATGATAGATTTAATGACAATCATACCATCAGAAGTTATGACAGTTATTAATACAACACTTAAAGGTAAATCCAACAAAGAGTTGGCTCAAGAAAAATCAATTAAAGATGGTGTATATAACGGTTAATCTTTATGGATTTTAAAAAAAGGTGGTATTTACATTAATACTACCTTTTTTATGTTTAATAAATGATAAAAAAGGTGTTAAAAAAATTTCATTTCATCAAAAAAAATAATATATTTGAGTTTAATTATGATAACAACTTATTTGATGACTTAATTGCGGTTGGTGTTGAAAATCAATTATTAACATATGTTAACAATGAAAATACTTTAACCTTTAATAATGGTGTTAATAATAATATTTTGACGGTTGGTGAAATTTGGAGTTTAGGTTCAGTTAGATTCAATTTAGAAACAAGAAAATTAAATTATTGGGACGGAAATCAATGGATAGAAATAGAATAACATTTGAAGATTTAAAATTTAAACCTCACCCTAATGGGTTGGGTGGTGTACAAGCTATAATGGAGTTTGACAATGGTCACCGTATTTCTGTCATTGGTGGTGGCAGGGGTCAATATGGTGATGGTGTATCTACTTTTGAGATTTGGAGAAGTTGTGATGATGATATTAAAGGTCACCTTTCAAAAGAAGAGGTAACAGAAGAAATGATGGACTTACAAACTTTAACATCAGATACACCAAGAAATGAGTTTGGGTTTTAAAAAAATTAGGTAAATTTTATTTTTGTATTATGGAAATTAAATCACTTAAAGAACAATATATAAAATTAATGGCAGATAAGATATCTGTAAGTATCGAAGATTTATCACAAACAGAAAAAGAGTTGATTGATTTTGGTTATGAGTTATTTTCGGAAAAAATGGAAGATATAAAACTACTCAATGATGATTTAAGAAGAATTTCTATAGAATTGGCAAACTTAAAATCATATAGAGATGATATACAACGTGATAAATGGAATGAAGATTTAGATGATGATTTTTTAGATTAGACTATTAATATAAGTTCTAATTGTACGTCTTAAAATTGATTCCGTGACATTTTTAAATTGATCAACAATTTCCAAATATATTTTACCCACCGTTCTTTTTTTTGAGTTAAAATTCAAATAAAAAGGTTTTTCATCTATTACGATATAATCACCCATATAACTACTAACTTTATTGTAGTTATCTTTTAGGTAATTCATTACCTCATCATCTATACCACCCTCATCAAACCTAATGTCTTTAAACCATTCTTCGGATTCTTTTAAATTATTACTATCATTATGTGGTACGTTTAAAACGTTCCAAAGATAATGATCTGTTATTCTAATTATTTCAGGGGTCATATTTGGTATATCGGATATTTCAAAATTAAAATTCCATAGAAAATTATCTTCCATATCATAGATACCGTTTTCTGGTGAATAATAAACTATGTTTGTTGCGAAATTATTAATATCATTTGAAACATTAACATAGTAATCGTTTAATGTTCTATCATTTCTAAATTCATAACCTAATATACCACAAACATCCTCAAAACTATATCCACCATCATCCCATCTTGACATAATTAATATCTCTGAAGCAACGGGATTTCCTGTTATCCCTATCTTTTCTTTCTTTGGTTTTCTTTGAATGATAACCGCGTGTATACCTTTATGGTAATATTCCCACTCGGATTTATCATCATTAATACACCATTGACAGAAACTAGCGTATTTTTGTAAAGCCCTATGTGTTAATGGGACAACCACAATAACATTATCATCTTTGTAAAGTTCAACTTTTTCTTTTTTTGGAACTCTAGCCTCTTTTAATATGTTTCTAATTAAATCTCTCACGTATATAAATATCATCAACTATTCCATTCGTATTTATAATTACCACAGTCCCAAACAAACAAATAACCCTTATCAGTCATTATTTCTTTTTCTGTTTTATTTTTATCATAACCCTGTTTAACTAGTAAATCCTTCCTAAAATTATACCTATGATATCTTTTGCTGTCACCCATTATATACCAATAATTAGGTTTAGTTTCTGAAACTAATTTAAAACCGATTTTTTCATATACATTATCACTTGAAGTCCATCTTTTATCAGCATAACTTATTATTTTTTTTGGGTTATATTTTTTAATAAAATATTTTAACATTTTAGATGCAATACCTACAACATTTTTGGAGGAAAACCTTACTAATTCATAGACACCATCTTCTTTTTTAGAACCTAGAACATTTCTTAATTCAGAAAAAGTCATAACAGCAACTAATTCGTCGTTATATAATGCACCTAATTTATATTTAGATTTATCACCACCTTGTATATGGTTTTTGTTTAAAAAATCTTCTTTTTCTTTAGAATCAATTTCTTTTATGACACAATTTCTTGCATATATTTTATTATCAGATAACTTTAAAATATGTTTAATTTTTTTCGTTACAATTTCAGGGTTATTAATCCATTCATCAGAAAAAATGTGATATAGTTTTATACCATGTTTGTTTGCTAATTTTTGTTTATCTAAATGGTAGTTTTTATGTTTACCCATTTTTTCTGAATGCCAAAACAAACCATTATATTCAAAACCTATCTTTAGTTCAGGGATATAGACATCAATTTCAACACCGTTTAAAGATTTTTTATGATTATTTAAAACCGTCACACCTAAACTTTGTATGTAATCAGATATTTCTTTCTGATGTTTAGATGTGAAATTATTTTCAATATTACCTCTACCTACATCTAAATAAGATTTACACTCTTTTTTAAAATCCTCAGAAAATACCTCACCATATTTAGTTTTATATTCTTCTAATGTTATATTATGTGATTTTAAATGTGTGTTAGATATGGATCTAAAAGGTTGTTCACATATCCCACAGTTTATAAAAGATTTTGGGTTATCTAAAAATATTTTTTCCTCTTTTAAATCTATCCTAACTGTTGGGTAGTATTCGAAGAATTCTTTAATATTATTAAAATCATGTGACCTAACGTGTTTGGTTATAAAACCCCCCAAATTTTTAACATCGTTAGTAGACCAATCACATATAGGGCAAACCCACTTATCTTTTTCAATTACAACATCATCTATTAAATCAAAATATTCTTCATACCATAACTTACCAGTGGTTTTTGTTATCATATTCCTTTTGAACGTTGATGGTAATTCAATACCATAAACTTTTTTTAAATGTATAACAACAAAGCCTGACCTATTTAAAACGTCTTTTATTATTTTACCAGTTTTCTTACATTTAAGAACTTTTTTATCGTAAACACTATAATCAATATCTTTTATTATATGTTTAACTTTACTGCCTCTTTTATTTAATTTTACACCGTTCTTAATTAAAGCATCTTTAACTTTTAATTTACCTATACGTAATTTTTCACATATTTGGTTAATTGATAGTTTTTCCTCTGTATAAAATTTGACTATATCTTGTTCCATAAATATAATTATACCATATTTAGGTATTAAAGTAAATAGGTTACCTTTTAGGGTATGTTTTAATTATATTTTCTATTGATTTTTTATGTAAATCTTCATTTTTAATAAATTTAAAATACCTTCTTTTCCTTCCCGCATTAAAAATTTCAACATTAGGGAAATGTTTTAAAACCTCTTCTTTTTTAGCAGTACCTATCATTTTTCTTATATGTCTTTGATTATAAATTTTACCATCTATTTTATAACCATAACGTATTATTTCTTCACCATTTGATTTTAAATTACCTGACATACAACCAACATAATACCAACCTAATGATTGATATATGGTACCAATTTCACCTGCGTTAGGATCAACAGTTGCTGACACAATCTCATAATCAGTATTGTTTTTAACCCAATTTAACGTTTTAGATATCATGAATGAGGCTGAATTTTTTGGTGTCCACCATAGACAAACACCACGACTTAATTGTATTATTTTACCCGTGAAACCGTATTTATCCCAAACACCTATATTATCACCATACTCCGGTTGGTAGGCAACAACACCACCCAAAAACTCTTCACCGTCTATATTAAAAAATAAACCGAAATAGTATTTAGTGTATTTAGGTAAATAACCCAACCACTCATACTCTTTTATAATTTTTTCACATAAAAACCTATCTATTGGTTTTACTATACAATTTTTTAAACTAGCTTTTGTGTAATCAAAACCTATTTTTTCTTTTTCTTCTACTTCTTTTTCTATTCTTATCCTATATTGGTGTGCCAATATTTTATTACCTTTTGATATATTCTCTTCGCCCCATAAAGGCCTTAGATTTTTAAGTGACCAACATTGTAAGAATTGGTTATCACCTTCTTCTTTTATATTGAAACTAGATATTGGTTTTATGTGATCCACATGCCACTCACCATAGTTATCCCATGACATACCATTTGAAAATTGTTTTTCAAGATGGGCCATTAACTCTTCTAGGGTATAGGGTAATAGATTAAAGGTTTTACTATATTTTTTAATATTACGTTCTTTTAGGCAAGTATATATAGCCGTACGGGTATATGAACTTAATTTATATTTTGGGTCTAAGTCCTTTTTGTTTTTTTCATACACCCTTTTCTTTTTATTTAATTTATCTTTATTCTCCTCCCTCCATTTTGTATGATACTCCCTAAGTTTACTTCTATTTTCTTTAGACCATTCACTATATCTTTCTAGTATTTTATCTTTATTTTTTTTATAATATTTAGAGTCAGACACTTTTTTACCACCTAAATATCTCCTACCAGATGTATCCAATTCAACACCATTTTCTTTTAATGTTCTATTAATTATCGATTTATGGTAATTAAACATACTACTTAAAGTTGGCGTACCTAGTTTATCTTCAGTATATAGTTTTATTATTTGTCTAACTTCATCTTCTGGTATAACTATTTTCTTAGCCATATTTTCTAATGTTTATTAATAAATATAACCATATTATCTAAAATTTAAAAGTATATGTAAAAAAAAAGAGGGACTATAGTCCCTCTTTTATATTAGATTATTAGTTTTTTACACTAATTAACGTAATTCTCTTACGTCAAATGTACGTAAACCGTCAACACGGATATGTCCGTAGAACCTGTTATTCACCATCTTTTTGGCGTAACGTGTCATTATACCCTTAACCGGTACAAAGTTGAACGGATTGTACATTGTAGGTGTCAACTGCATTGGTACATACGGAGCGTAAATGTAACCAGTGTCAAGTAATGACTTACCTTTATGACCGATAATCACAGAGTATGCTGGAGCGTATGGGTCACGGTAAACAGTATAACGACCATTTAATGAACCAACTCTTTCAATACCCATGTTATATTGGTCTTGTTCTGGAGCTGCGTTAGATACGTGGAAGTATTCTAAATCATCAAGAACTGCTGATACTTCAGAAGATACAACTACGAAGTTAGCACCACCTCTTAAAGTAGATTTGTGGATTTGAGCTGAGATTTGGTTTACAGCCGTCATCAAAGTTTGGTTCCAATCTTTTTGAGTGTAACCATTGTTGTTTGGTAAACGCTTCCATCCGTTATAATCCCAACGTAATTGCCATGCTGCACCTTTACGTAAATCCATTAAGATTTCACGGTCAATTTCAGCCGCAACTTGTTCAGATAATAAAGCTGTTAATTCAGCCTCAGCATCGATGTTGTGGAATGCACTAACATCTTGTGCTAATTCAGGTGTCCAAGTAGCTCTTAACTTACGTTCAGTAACAGATACAGTTACAGATTCAAGTTCAAAAGAAACCTCACCCATGTTAGATTCAGCCTCTAAATCAGCGTATTGTCTCCAAGCGATAGCTACAAAAGACGTTGATGTTACAGAAGTTCCTGTGTAACTAGCACCGATATATCCATCAAATGTTTTAGTTGAACAAGAAACACAATTTGGACTTGTAAAATCTAATTCGATGTATAATTTACCGTCTGCTGAACAGATATCACCGTAATCAACAATACCTCTACCATATTTTTGAGTTACTAAACGGAAAGGAATTTGGTCACCTACGTTGAAAATCACATTTCCAGAAGGGTCTAATACTTGAGCGTTAGCTACTACTGTTAATGAAGCTAAGAAAGATTCAGTATCCATTTCATTTCCATCAGGACCAACTAAACGTCCAGGAGATGTACTGCTAAATCCTTTAACTTCAAATTTTTGGTAACGTAATGAACCGTCAGAAGCTGCTGGAGTTTTTCCTGCTACGTATTCAACACCACCTGTACAAGCTGTTAACACAACTGCTGTACCAGAAACAACTTTAATAGTAATTTCACCTTTTGATTGATCGTATAAACCATCGTTATAGAAAATATCATAAAGATTTTTAGTACATCCACTGAATGTAGATTCTGGACATGTAACACAAGTAGCTACAGCTAAACCTCTATGTATAGATTTACCACCGTTTGTACCAGCTAAGAAAGCTGCGTCATCAACTCTATCAGACGTTTTTGGAACGAAGTAGAATAATTTACCGATTGGTAAGTTTAAAGCTTGAACCGATACGATATCGTTAGCTAATAATTTAGAGAATACACGTCTTACAATTGGAAACACTACAGTTTCGAAAGATCCAGTAGATCCTCCACCTGCGGTAGATGTTTCACTGATAAGAGTTGACGCTTGGTTTTCATATAACAAAGCGATGTTTTCTCTGATATGGCCTTCAAGACCTTCTAAGAACCCTAAAGATTCCCATTTGTTTACAGTTGCCTCACGGATTGCTTTTTGATGTTTTAATCCGATATTACCAACTTCACCTGATTTTAATAAATATCCCATTTTTTATTGGTTTTTTAATTGTTATTTGTTATTATTATTTTTTGTAACTGTAACCCCAAAGTTTTTTCATTTTTTCAATCTCTGGATGTACAAAAACACTTTGTTCACTGATTAATGCCCCACTAGAAGAAGTGTTGTTAATTTTTTCTTCAATAGTTTCCTTAATAGGTGCTTTACTATTAGAGATTTCCTTAACAAGTTGTTTATAAATTGATTGAGATTCTTTTAAAGATTTAGCTGAATCCAATCTTTTTAATATGTCATTTTTTTCTTCTTTAGTTGTTGTATTTTCAGTAAATAATCTTACCGCGTAAGTAAGATTGCTGTTGAACACAGCTACTTCTTGAAGTTTTGTTCTGAACTGTTTAAGAGCATCTACCATTTTTTCGTAGTTTTCTTTTAGTTCCTTATTTTCTACTTCAAGTTCAGAATTTCTGGTATTTAAGTTTGTGTTTTCTTTGATAAGTTTTGAAATTTGTGGAGTAGTAGATTCACCAACATAAAGATGTTGTGGAGCCGCTTTTGGTTTGTCTAAACCTCTACGACCAAATCTTCTGCCAGCACCTAAAGTACGTGCCATATAATCTTCATCTCCCATAGATTTTTCGATAGCCGTACCTCTTTTCTTTTCATAAGGTGTGATGTCATGGTCTTTATCTAAATCAGCCTTTTCAGGATGTTTTAAACCACTTTTCTTATAGTTCATATAAGACATTTTATCACCCATGTAAGAAGACATGTTATCATCAGAATTCATGTAAGACATTTTGTCTTCCATTTCTTCCTCATCAGAAGTGTAGTCCATATAAGACATTTTGTCTTCCATTTCTTCCTCATCATCCACAACTATTTCGTAGATAACGTTATCAGAACCTTCTTCACCTTCACCAAGTTCAATCTCACCAGCTTCAACGCTAGCAACTTCACCTGCTGGGTTCATTTCGATTCTGTATTCAGAACCAGATTTGTTGTCTTTAAGAGTTACGATACCGTTGTCGTTAACAACTTCGATTTCATCTTCAGGACCCATTTTTTTGAATACTGAAATTACGTCTGATAATGGTTCTTGTGTAAGATCCACAGTTTCAACGTCACCCATAACCTCTTCAGTTTCATCACCACCTAAATCTAAATCTAGGTCAGTGTCATCACCAAGGTCTAAATCACCCATTTCTTCACCCTCATCAGAGTCTAAGTCAAGGTCTAATTCTTCACCTTCGGTTTCCTCTTCTTCATCACCTAAGTCGATGTCCATTTCAGTTTCATCAGATTCTTCACCTTCTTCTTCAGTGTCTAAATCTAATTCAACCTCTTCTTCACCTTCTTCTTCAGTGTCTAAATCAAGGTCTAAATCCGTTTCTTCTTCCTCTTCGTCTTCTTTCAATCTCTTTTTCGAACCTGTTAAAGATTCCTTTACCATTTCTTCAATTTCTGAACTCATAGTTTGAGTTAGTATTTCTTTTGCGTTTGATTTGAAAGTGGCGTCAATTTCTTGTGCCTCAAGAAGAGCTTCCTCAATAATTGATTTCTTTTCGTTTGCCATTTTCTTTATTTGTTGTTTTTAATGGTTATATTATCTCGCTTACACGAGATTTATAAATAAATATGTATTAAGATGACAAAGTGCAATAAGTTGATAATAAAAAAGTTAAAAATTTTTATAAAAAATTGTGATATTTATTAATATGAAAGATAAAATCAGACGTATTTTAAGAGAATTCGTGGAAAATCAATCAAAAAACGATGTTTCTGACAAAGCAGATTATATGCAAAAAAAGATTATTAAAAAATCAAAATATCCTGTTGAGACTAAAAAAATTAGTCATATGAAAGATGAAATAGGTAAAAAAGTTAGAAATGCTTATAAAGATATAACTGGTGAAGAACCAGTTAGTGATGATAATATTGTAGTAAAGGTTGATGACAATATTAAAGCCGGTAAAATTGGATCATTTAAACATCCTGAAAATGAAAAAGACCTTGGGATGATGAAGATACACCCAAAGGCCTTAGAAGATAAAGAATATGTTGAAGATATTCTGAAACACGAATTAATACATGCTTCACATGGACATAAAGACACTGAGGCTAGAAACCATAAAGGTATATTTCAAGATTTGGCGGATCGTGTTGGTCTACCTAAAAAATATAGACATTAATTTTTACTTACAACTTTCGGTTGTAATTCAGGATCTGGTACTAAAATAATATCCTCAATCGGACTTTTTGTTGTACTTACAATTTCATAATCCATTACGGAATCCTTTAAATAAACACGTGTACGTGCCTCTGCCTCTGTACATGTCATGGCATCTACAAGATACTGTGTTCTAATTTTTTTTGGTTTGCCATTATTTTCATTAATGGTTTCAAATTCTACTTTCACTAAGAAGTATTTTGCTACATTATCATTCATTTGTTTTAGTTTTTTAAATTTATAGTATAATTCTACAAAAAAATAAGGGATATGTAAACCACATATCCCTTATTTGTAATAAATTGTTATATTTGTTTATTCGTAGTCATAATCATCTCTTGATGATGGTCTTCCGCCTCTAAGTTTACCTAAATGTCTTTTTTCAGCCTCAATTGCTTCTTTACCTAATTTTCTAACAGAAACGTCTACCTTGGACAAAAAATCTTCCAAAGCATTTCTTAATTGGTCATCTAAAATTTCTGGAGATAAATTATCCAATTCATTTAAAGAAGTAACTATATTATTATAATGATGTTTGATGGCACCCATATAACCACCAGCGTGTTGAGCAAACATATTTGGATCATCATAACCACCATATTCATTAATTCTACCTTCTTTAATTGGTGATTTCTTTTTTACATCTTTAACACATTTTTCATATCTTTCTTTTTGTGCCTCAGTCCAATCACTTCTCTTGGTATCACCTATTTTACCACCAACTGATGCTGTACAAACAGCCCAAGGATTTACCTTTTTACCTTTCTTTTTTGCTTCTAATATCACTCTATCTACGAAATTCATTTTTAAAAATTTTTTGCTGCTTTATGATCTTTTTGATCTTTGCTAAGCTGCTTTTGCAAAAGCGCAGCTGCGCAAATTAAATATTAAAATTTTTGGTTAGATTTATTTTTTTGAGAAATAATTTCATCAAAGTTATAATTTTCCTGAACTTGATTGGCTACGGCTTTCTGTAGATAACCTTCAATTCTGTCATAACCATAGATATCAACTAAACGTTTAACTATAGTACCAGGTATTTTTCTTAAATATTGGATAACTTGTGGTGGTACATCTTCAGCATACTTACCAAAAAGTTTTTGTATATTTTTTTCTCTTTTATATGGTTCAAATTCCCTTCTACGATAACTTGTTGCCTTTCTATCCAATTCTCTTTGTGGCCAAGCCTCATTAACCCTATTTTGTTTCTTTAATGTGTTTTTAATAACGTTTAACAGTTTTCTATTTTTCCCATTATTTTCTTGAAAATTATTTATTTTAACAATGGGTGGTAGAAGAGGTAAATGGTGTTGTACTTCTATTTGTATTTTTTCTCCATTTAATTCAAATTTAGTATAATATGTTTCCACACCTCCGTCTTGCATTTTATATACAATCTCAGGACTGTGGGTTTCTACATAATTTATAACATCCTCAATAGAAGATTTCAAATGTGGGTTTAAACCTTCAGACATTATTCTCTTTACCAACTTTTCAATATCGTTCTCGTTTAACCTAATTACTTTACTCATTTTAAAAATTTATTTAAACTATCTATTAATTTATTATTTTTTATATCTGTAATATCAGTATAAGATATCGTTATTTTTTTAATAGGTGCATCTTCCACTAAATTCCACTGACAAGAATAACCATTACAACCTTGAGTTGATTCGGTAAATGTTTTCAAATCAGCGGTGTCAGTTGAAATCCAAGAACCAGGTGTTGATGGTGATGTGACTATATCCCAACATATTAATTCGAAATCATCTTGTACTACATTTTTACCACCTTCTTGTTTAAGGGATCCAACACCACGAGATGAAATACCAACAGTCCAACCTTTTCTAATCATATTAACAACCTTATCACCAACAGAACTAATGATACCCATTTTATGGTAACCTGGTGTAGTATCCAACTCTAATTTACCCATCAAAGTTTTACCTTCCCACCATGTTTCTGTTATTCTATGGGAAACTCTATCAGCATCTATAATAGAACTTTCTGGGTGATTTAATTCACCAAGTGAAGTACCCATTTTTATATATTCTTGATATCTTTTGTTTTCTCTTTCTAAAATTTCTTTAGGATAAATTCTACCGTTTTTATTTTCTATACCCCATTTTTGTAATACGGCATAAACTATAACAACTTCTGGTAAACTACCATCTTTTCCTATATTTGTACCTGATTTAAATTCATTTAAAGATTGTAGATGTTCTTTAATTAAGTCAGAGTTTTTCCTACCTTTATATTCTAAATTTGGTGATATATAACCGGAATCATATTCCACCATGATACCCCTAATATTTGTTTCACCTGGTTTTAAAATTTTCATTTTTAAAGTTTATTATATAAATATGCAGTAGTTGCGGATATTTACTATATATGAAAGATTGTGTTAAAAAAATGTTAAAAGAATTTGATGATTTTGAATGGGTTAAAGATACACTGAATATTGATTTTGTCCCTGCCGTATCAAAAGATATGTTAAACGTTGGTGATTCTGTACTAATTAGTGGTTATGATGAAGACAATATTGACGTTATTTTTGACAAAAGTGTTGGTGTAATTATTGGTATTACACCGTTTAGAGGTAATGATGTAATTTTAGTTAAATTCAACGATAAAAATTTTGAAGAAAATGTCATAAATATGTCATCACCGCTGTGGGATAATTATAAAGGGGATTGTGGGGGTAAAAGATGTTGGTCATTTATGAGAGATTATACTGAATTTGAAGAAAGTAAAGATACGTTAAAAATATCAGTTTCAACCAAAATAAATGAGAGTGTTGTGGATAACCAAGAATGGTTTGATGATATTATAGGTGACGATGAACCCGATAAAGAATACATCACACCAACTTACGGTATATTAAAAAAAGGTCTTGAAGTTATTATCGATGGTAGTGATGAACTATCTAATTTTGATTGGGATGAAGGTATCATAATTGATGAAGGTTTATCTAATAGTGGTTTAGAATTAATTTTGGTTAAGTTTTATGGTAGGGATGACTTGGGTTCAAATTATTTTGGTCAGGTTAATTACCGTAATCATAACAATAAAGATTGTGATGGTAATTGTTGGTCTTTTTTAAAAGATATTAGTAAATACGATAAGAATGAAGGTGAAGATGTAATAATATTTGTTAAAAACCCTTTATATAGAAAACCTACAATGACAGAAAATGTTATTAGAAAAAAATTAAATATGGATTTACCAAAATCTGTATTACAAATGAACCAAATCTTTAAAAATAATGGTTATGAATTATATGTTGTTGGTGGAGCGGTAAGGGATTTATTATTAGGTCAAGAACCTAAAGATTTTGATTTAGTTACTAATGCTAAACCAGAAGAAATTAAATCCATGTTAAATATGTACCAAACCATAAATGTTGGTGAACAATTTGGTATTGTTAACGTTGTTGCCGAAGACGGTCAATATGAAATTGCCACTTTCCGGAAAGATTTGGGGAGAGGACGTAGGCCAGATTCTGTTGAATTCACCTCAATCGACCAAGATGTATTACGTAGAGATTTAACCATTAATGCTTTATTTTATGATATAGATAAAGGTGAAGTGGTTGACTTAGTTGGTGGTATTGATGACATAGAAAGAAACTTGGTTAGGACTGTTGGTTCAGCATCGGAACGTTTTGATGAGGATAAATTACGTATACTTAGGTCAATTAGGTTCGCATCAAGAACTGGATCCAAATTAGACAAAGATATCGTAAATGCCATTACTAAAGATAAAACACCAATAAGTGGTAACGGTTTACCATTGTCACAAGAAAGGATTAGAGATGAGTTTTTAAAAGGTATTAAACAATCACAATCAGTTGGTTATTTCACACAAATGATAACCAATCTAAACCTGTGGGATTGGATATTTGGTAGACTTGTAGTTAAAACTGATCCTTTGATAGAAACTAGAAATCCTATCGTACTTATAGCAACTTTACTTATAAGTAATGAACCTAAGTTGGTTGAAAACTACATAATTGACACACTTAAATATACCTCTGAAGAAGGTAAGAAAATTGCTTTCTTAATAAAATTCTTTAATACTAATAGTGGTGATTTATATAAACTTAAAGAAAGATATGACGCCATTAGAATGGATGATGATACTTTAAGAATTTTTGGCCAAATAAATAATATAAACCCAAAATTAATTGAAGCTTTTATAAAATATAAGATAACTACATCTGGTGAAGAAATTATGAAACAAGGTTTTAAAGGTAGAGAAATAGGTATAGAAAAAGATAGGATAGAAAGGGGGATGTTTAAAAAGTTAATGAAAGAAGAGGTTAAAAAAGTATCTTATTCGGCTGTTGTATTGACGGAACAATCTAGAACTAAATTGATTAATAGTTTAAACATACCTGAAGGTTGGGATATAATAGCTCACCATATGACAATCAATATGGGACCAATAAAAGAAATATATAAACCACTATTAGGTCAGTCAATAGATTTATTGGTTACACATGTAGGTGAGTTAGATAATGTCATGGCAGTCAAGGTAGATACACAATTAGTTATTGATAATAAAACCCCACATATTACAATTGCGGTAGATAAACAAAATGGTGGCAAACCTGTTATATCTAACAATATAACCGAATGGGAAAGTATGTCACCTTTAGAATTAGAAGGTGTTATAAAAGAAATTTATTTTTAAAAATAAAACCCCGAAAATTTCGGGGTTTTTTGTTAATTCTTTTTTTTGTAAAATTTAAAATCTTCATCCTTTTCAAAAATATCTTTTATAATTGTTTCCGATATTTTATTTAATTTAGGTATTAATTCTTTTGAATTTACTGGTAATGGTATTTTTTGGAATAAGGTTAATTCTACAGACATAAAACTTCTTTTATTGTAAGAAACACCTGATGATGCCATATTAAAATCTACAATTGCTGTTGGTAAAAATTGTTCAGTATCTAAAACCTCAAACAACTTACGTTTTACTTTTTTTGATTTTTGTTTGATAATGGTGTCAAAATTTTCTTCTTCTTTATTCTTTGGTTTACCCCAAGCCGATATTTGTATGTAGATTGATTCTGGGTTTCTGTTATCAACCGCACCTGATATAACATTATACTCATAGGGTAGGTTGAGTTTGATTTCTTTTCCTCTTTTCATAAAACTATTAGTTACGTAACTGTTATTGCAGCCTTATCAAAAACAGTCTCAATCATAACTAATGAAACTTTGTATGGGTCACAGTTTGCTGCCGGTCTTCTATCTTCGAAGTAACCCTTTTTATTTGTGTAGGTTTGTACAGGAATTCTTATGCTAGAACCACGGTCACTATTACCAAAACTAAAATCATTAATACTAGAAGTTTCATGATTACCTGTTAAACGTAATTCATTATGTTCACCATATACTTCTATATGTTCTCTATGTCTAACTTTTAGTTTTTCACAAGCCTCTAAAATAACATCTAAACCTTTATTGTCTCTCATCTCCTTTGTTGAGAAATTAACGTGACAACCACTACCATTCCAATCACCTTTAACAGGTTTAGGGTGTAGACTAATGTCGTAACCATAATTCTCAGCAATTCTTTGTAAGATATACCTTGAAATCCATAATTGGTCTGAACCGTTCAATGCTGTCACAGGACCTATTTGATATTCCCACTGACCAATCAACACCTCAGCATTGACACCACCAATAGATAAACCTATTTGAGAACATTTATTAAGGTGATCCTCTACAATATCTCGACCAATGGTGTTCAAACCACCAACACCACAATAATAATCACCTTGAGGTCTTGGTTTATCAGCATCTTTATTAAAACCTAAAGGTATGCCACCATCATATTGAAACGGACTGTTCTCATTTACTGGGTGAGTGATTATATACTCTTGTTCCCAACCAAACCAAGGTACTTCGTTATGGTTAGCATCATACTCCTTAAATTTAAGTTCTTTTAATAATTTAGTGAGTTTAGATCTTGTATTTGTTTTATGGGGTGTTTTACCGTCTGGGTTATATACCTCACATAAAACTAATTTGTGTGGGGATCCTCTTAAAGGGTCATCAACCACATAGACGGGCTTAAGTACACAATCGGTACCTTTAAAATCAAATTCTTTACCAGCTTGTTTAGTGGAACTACCATCAAAACTCCATAGTGGATTAGCCTCTGGATAACCTTGATTTTTTGTACCTTCTGAAGTTACAATATCTTGTGCATCCACAACTTTAGTTTTACTTCGAAGTTTTTGTGGTACATTACCGTCTAACCAAATGTACTCTAAGAAAACTTTGTCATTCATAAATTTTGTTATTTATTTTTTATTATTAAAACAAGTATAATAAAAATTTATTATGTTGGAAACTATTTAAAAATAAAAAACCCCTAAAGGGGTTTTTTTATGTTTCTTCTTGTTTATCAGTTTTTTTACTTTCAGATATCGATTTGTAAGCGTCAATAAATTTACCACCAAAAACATACCCACCGAACAATGTCATAGCATACTCCAATGCGTCTACAATCATTTTAAATTTATCCATATCAACCTCACTCTTTTTAAAACCCACGTATGTTAATATACCTAAAGTTATGTAATAAGACACTATTGATAAAAATAAATAAACACGTCCTTGTGACCACTTACCTTTTTCTTTTAAAATTTCTTTTAACATATTAAAATAATTTATCTTTAAAAGCTAATAATAAACCTACAACAACTTGTGATGCAATAACAATACCAATAACTTTTTGCCATTCATTTTTTTGTTTATAAATTTCATTCTTACCTTGTTGCATTTGTGTTACTGACCATACTTCTATAACACTTTCTTTCCATTTTTTAAGGTCTTCAACATCCTTTTCAGTGTTTTTAAAATCTGACATTTTTTGGTTTAATTCTTGAAATTTTTTATCTAAATCCCTTTTAATTTCTTCTTGTCCAGCATTAAGTCTTTCTAACTCTTTAAGAACTAAACGACCATACTCCGACCAACCATTTTTTGATATGTTTTCGTCATCTAAACTCATACTTTAACCGATGAAATAATCGAAAGTATATTCTTACAGATACTTTCGTAATGTTTTATTTTATTTTCATTGCCTTTTAAACCACATATAACAGTCTGTTCTTCGTTTATAATTCGAACAATATTATTTAATATTTTATAATATTCATCACTTAGTCTATCTTGTTTGTCCAACTCATCTATTAAATGTCTAAGTTGTATGATATTTTCGGATTCCATCATTATGTAAACTGTTTTTTGTGGATTATATTTATTTAAATAAATATTAAGAAAAAATAAAAAAGGTCTGAATTTTTTACTTCAGACCCTTTACTTTTTAAAATTATTTTTAATTAACTTAAATTTTTCATTAAATCATATATTTTTACAATATCGTCTTTAAAAGTTTCTTTATTGAAATTCATATTATAAAGAAAATCTTTTGATTCCAATAACCTAACTTTAATCTCTAAATTATCGTTATATTCACTTACCAATTTAGTTATTAAGTTAATGGATTCATTTTTTAAATCATTTAATAATGTTTCTTTTTCTTTTTCACTACTAGATAAAATTGTTTTAATAATTTTTTTATCTTGTTCATCTATGTTGGAGTATTTTTCGTTGTATTTTTCAACAACAATATTTAAAAATTTGTTTGGGTTTACTTTATTTTCTTTTAATTTTTTACCAGTTAAATTTTCTACATCATAATTAGATAAACCATGAGTATCGTTAAAATCCGTACCATAAATCACACCTTCAGTGTTACTCCATATTTTATTAACTGTCAACACATCACCTATCTTAAGACCCTCATAACCTCTAGGTAATCTGTCATTAGGTTTTTCTTCTGGTAATCTAGTCACTTTTATTTTATCACCCTCTTTAAAGAATTTAGTTTTAGAATATAAGTTTTCATTTAATTTTATTTTGGGGGTGGTTAAATGTTTTTTAAGAACATTTGTAGATTCCAAAATAGTATCAATCGTCGTAACATCTTTATTTGTACGGATTAAATTATTTAAAGCTTTATGTAAATCGTTTGGTTTTTGTGTTATTTTATAACCATTACTTTCTAATAATTTAATAAGTTTTTTATTTTCATTAACAATACTTTTTTGACCTTTATATCTTTTTAAAATACTTATATGTTCTTTAATATATTCGGTAGCCTCATTTTCTGTATTAAAAGTTTTATCTTCTAAATTTTTGTAAGCAACAAAATATGTTTTTAATGTCTCACTTTCTTTGAGTGTTCTTAAAAATTTTTTATATAAATTTTTACCTTTGTTATCACTTTTAATGTGAGATTCAATTAAAATCTCTGTGAATGTATTTTTTATTGTTCCAAAATCCATCTTTATTTTTTAATTATAAATATCGTTATGATTGTAATAAATCTAATTCATCTTCATCTTCATCTATTTCTTCTTCACCAATTAAATCTTTAATACCATCTGTCATCATCATTATGTCTTCGTTTTTACGAATACCTTCCATAAGTAGTTTGTCTATTATAGATTTGTCCTTATATCTAAAACTTTCACCAAATCCAGACTCAGTGCCTCCACCAGTTTCAGCCCCAGTTTCTTCACCACCTAGGTCTCCACCTTCTCCACCTTCTCCACCACCTAAATCACCACCTAAATCACCACCTCCGAAGCCTCCTCCTCCGCCTCCAAATCCTCCGCCACCGAAACCACCGCCTCCTGTTTCTTCACCACCTGACGCACCTTCAGCACCAGCTTCAGTTTTAGCCGGAGCACCAATTTCACCATATAGTTTATCAACTCTTTCAAAATAACCAGTCTTTTTAATTGTTTCAGGTGTATTCTCCAACTCTTTAGCTGCAGCTCTTTCCATACGTTGTTGTTCAAGGTCAATTTTAATATCATCGTCAGTCCAATTAAAAATATTCTTTTTTGCCCAAGTGTGAGATGTTGGTGCAATACCACCGTCAATTTGTGATACAAGATCTTTATAAAGAAGAACTTTTTCCTTCCATTGTTCAACCTTTAACATTTCACCCTGTGTTGATGGGTTGGTGAGGTTAAGTGTGAAATTATTTAAATCATCATGAAAACCAAGAACATATAAATGTATAATAGCTAATTTATTTAACTCTTGTATCATTGATTGTTGGATACGATTAATAGTACGTGCAAATCTAATATCCAATAAAGCCAAACTTTTACCATCACCTGTGGCCTCATCAAAACCTAAGAAAGGTTTAGGAACCCTTAATGCTGTTAATAATTTTCTTTGTATATATTCAATGTCAGCAATTTGGTCTAAGTTTGAGGCACCAGCCAACGTATCAATTGGGTTTGGTGCGTTGGGATCACGAACTGGTACAAAATAATCTTGGTCCACGGCCAATGTATTATAACGTAAATCAACCTGACCTGTTTTTTGGTCAACTATCTGATTTCTTTTAAATTTATTAGCAACTTTTTGTACGTATGCATCAACATCCTTGTCATCTATGTTACCAACATAGATTTTAAATACACGTCTTTCTGGTGCTCTAACAACACGATAAACCAACATAGCATCTTCAGATAATAATAATTGTTTCCAAATACGTCTTGCCTTCTCCAAAATTGATGTGCCGTAAGGTAAGCGTCTATCGTCACCTAATAAACGGAAATGAGCAACCTCCCAAGGGTTAAAATCCATAGCTTTATCCCTCCAATGGAACATAACTTGTTTTTTCTTTTCAGGTATTTGAGCAACTCCGTCACCTTTATTAGATGAAGGTGTGTTACCAAATAAACCTTCTTCTTTACGTTCAATTTCTATATTGGTTAATTGTGCTGAACCGATTATACCTTTTTGTCTATCTATCTTTAAATAAACAAAATTATCGCCATACTTACAGGTATTACGTGTCCACATTGGTAAATTAGTTTGTATGTCTAATATATTGTAGAATAAATCTTCTAATACATTTTTAACCCTTTTAGAATTTGATTGTATTGTTAGTATCTTACCCTGTTCACTAGGTGTACAGGATTCCTCTGACATTATATCCAAGGCTGCTGCAATTTCCGGAGTAAATTCCATTGCCTCATAATCCATATATGAAGCAATCCTAGAAGTTTCATAGTATACGGCTTTTTGATATAATTCGTTATCTACTCTTGCCCATTGTGCTTCAAGATAATTTTGTTGTTGTAATTCTAATTTTTGTTTATTATAATCCTGTTGAGATTGTGTAGTAATTAAGTCACCGTCACCAAAAGTATATTTAGGGGTAGCACTCCTTTGTTCGGGTTTGTTTTGCCCAAACATGTAAAATAGTTTTTGATAGACTGTTAAATTTTTATTGTCCGCCATTAATGAATTTTTCCAAAACTTGTTATTTTTAACATAAATATTCAGTTTAAATTTAAACCAACATGTTTAAATGTGAATGTTATTCAACATAGTCACAATTAACGTAGGCCAAATGATTACCGTTAGTGGGATCTATATCATAAACATATGTTGTAATGTTATCAACAACATTATCACAAATTAGTTTTAAACTAGTTTGTTTTAAATTACCACCTTTTTCAAACGGTAATGGGTTCCATTTATAATAAATAGGCCCTGCACCTCTTCTCATATTAGGTTGACCTTTAAATGGTTGATTTTGTGAAATATTTCTTCCCGTTGCCATTATTTTATTAATTTTTTATTAGTGTTTTTATCGGTAAATCCGGCCATACCGAAAAATACCCAATTATGTTCAGAATTAGCGTGTTGGATTTGTTTGGATAAATCACCACGTGAGTTCATATAATTATTTTCAGTAACATTTAACTCTTGTATCGTATCTGCCGTATTTGTGGAGACAACCCAAGAATCCAACATTGCTTTAGTCTGTCCCTGACTTTTCTGTAAGTCTTTAAATGATGTTTGTGCAACATAACAACACATTGCTATACCCATTAACAAATCATCATGGTAACCTTTCATATGGTCAGGACGACCATTTTTAAATACAAAGGTGTCCATTTCAGCAATTGCTCTAATAGAACGTACTTTAAAAGAATCTAATCTAACACCCTCCTCCAATTTGTTTACAATCATATTTCTATTTTTTTGGAAATTTAAACCAGGTAATTTCCCATCACGCATATGACGTTCCAAATTCTTATTATTAGTGATTGAATCTATACCTAAAACAACATCGTAATACATTTTTTTAGAAGAGTAACCTAGCTCAATCATTTTTAAAACCGAAGTACCACCATAACCACCCGTGACATCAACAACCACAAAGGCCTCATATCGATTACCGTACTCAAAGGCAATTTCACCTAAAGTATCAGGAGTGACTTTACCGTGATATTCCGCTACTTGACAACCTGTTGTAAAATCCATAATACAAATTGATGCAAAATCATCCGCAGAACCTGATGCAGCATCTACTGATAAAATATATTCATGACCAAATTGAGGATCTTCCCAAACCCACATGTTACCGTCTAACCATTCAGTCCTAATAGGGTCTTGTATGTTGTTTTTTCTATGATAATCTATATATTTTTCATTAATTACGTTATCACCTGAACCATTAAATGTACAGTTCAACTCTTGTGCAATTTTACGTTGATTATGATTTAACTGTGCACACATTTTTTCATACCACGGTGATGTTGGTTGCCAACCTTCTTCTTCTAACCTGTCGAAATTGTCATAATTCATATCAACAATTTCTTCTATGACCTCACCAGCTTCATTAAACTTTAACCACTTCATATCTTTATTATAACGTGGATCTTGAAACCATCTCATTTCAACAATATTAAATGGGTTGTTGGTTTTTTCTTTTGTTTTGGCCGCCATGTATGTTTTATAATAAAGAGGGTCCATACCTTTAGGCGTCGAGATCAGTATGGCCCCACCACCCGTTGATAAAGCGGGTTGAGCTGCCGCGTAAACTTCCTCACCACCCTCAATATAGGCTGCCTCATCCATCACAAGTAATGTGGGTGTATAACCACGTAAAGCATCCATTGATGTTGCTACCGCTTTAACTTCCGAACCATTTGTTAAACGATAATGTTTAGCTGAATTTTTTTCTGCATCATACCAATACGGTTCCTCACCAGGTTTTGTAGGTGGAGCCCAAACGTTCATCCAAGAAGGTAATTGTGATGTAAAATCTTTAACTTTTTTGAGGAACTCAATAGCTGTTTCTTGTTTGTTAGCTAAAATTAGAACCCTTTGAGGACTTTGTGGGTCGGCTAAAGCTGTCATAACAGCTATATAAGCTGCTGTTGTTGTTGAGACCCCGGCCTGACGGGGTTTCATCACTATATTAAATTGTTCTTTTTTATAGGCTTTAACTAATTCTTTTTGTTTTGGGAATAATTTAAAACTAACAAACCCCTTTTGTGTTTGGTCAAATGTGGTTAAATAATTTTCTATTGTATAAATAGGATCTTTTATACATTTGGCAAGTTCAAGAAGTTTTTGTGTTTTATTTTGTACTACGTTAGACATAAATCAATGTTCTTTCATATATAAATATCAAGAACATTGTTTAAATCATATATTAACGGTTTTTACTGTTCTATGTCTAATCTATCTTCTATTTCGTAAATTAATAACTTATCAAAATTATCACCTTCTGGATCTTCACCCCATACAATTTCTTCTACAGGTAATTCTATTTTACCATCAAATCTACCAATAGATTCATCCATCATAACACGTATCATATCCAAATAATAACTAGGTAGTGAATTTTCATTTGCCGGTTGTAAAAGTGAAACGGTATAGTCTATAACATCATCCACTATATGTGTTAATTTAAAAGTATAAACATAAGTGTCAACAAGTTTAGACTTACCACCAAGACTTCTTTTCATCAACATTTTATTATATTGACCTCTATTACCTAATATATTTTCTAAGGTATCCATGGCTTTTTTATCTAAAATATTTGAGATGTATTTATTGGCTGCTTTATTATAACTTTCTGTTATTAATTTCTTAAAATCACTTAATTCACTACTATTTGATATAATATCTATTAGATTTTCATTTGATAGGCTCATGATTATCTCGTCATATAGTGTTAGTTTAAAACCATCACCAACATTATAATCACCAACCCAATGTTTAAAATCATCCACATATGTATCTGGTAATGTTATATCTTTACCTCTAACATGTATGAATAAATAATCTTTAATCATATCACTAACACCATCAACACGTAGGGTATATTCTAAAGCTATATCACTGTCGTATTTCTGCCACACAATTTCTTCATCGTTATTACAAAAAACATCCTTTGTTTCTTCGTTGGCTGTTAAATCTTCAAATTCACACATACTATAAACAGTTAAATAAAACTCACCATTTTCTTCTCTTATTTGACCGTTATTATAACCACCTAAGGCATCTTCTATAACATCAAAAACTTTTTCTTTCAACTCCTTATCATCTGGTGGTGCGTCATTATAAGCTAAAACAATTTGGACAGGACTAAATTCATCTAACCTATCATCTTCTTTATAACTTAAATAGGCAACATAAGAGTTGTTGTTATAAAAGTATTTAACTAATCTGGCTGTGGTGAATGTATCAACAACATTAAGTATTGGTTCTTCGTATTCATCTAAACCTGTGATTTTATTAATACTTTCTTGGAAACTTTTTACGGTTTTAAATACCTTACTAACACCACTACTTAAAACATAATCACCAACAAAATCATAGTCCCTCAACCAACTACCCAACGTACGAAATGGAACCCCACCAAGTGATGCAACGTACCTCCAATAGGCCTCTTCTGGGTTTTCAATTACACCAAGAAATGTGTCTAAATCAACACCCATTAATAAATCTCTATCTAATAATTCTTTAATCTCTTCATTACTACAATAAGCTAACATTTGTTCAGTAGAAACACCATATTCAATTGTTGATGCTTTTAATGATTTCATATTAGAAACTAATAAACTTACTTTATCTTCTATTGAAAACTCTGATATTAATAATTTAACTATTGTTGTCCTAACATTTCTGAATAAATTAATTTCTAAACTATCTAGGAAGTTATAAAAAGAAGTGAATGTATTTTTAGGATTACCATCACCAAATACATAATTAATAAAACTAACAACGTCTGTAGTTGGCGTCTGTTTAAACAGTTCTGTTAAATCATATTTGTGTGTTATAATTTCATTTAAAAAATCATCGACATTTATAGTTCCATTAACAACCATACCTAATAATTGTTTATGATCGCTAGTAAAATAACTTATAGGATTTTTACCTTCGTTTTTAGCTTCATTCCATACGGTTTTAACAACTTCTTCAGGACTTTCTTTAACTTTAATATAAAAAAGTAAAAGACTTTCTTTAGGTATATAATTAATTGGGTTGATACCCCTTTTAGTCAGGTAATCATATAACTTTTTTTCACCACCAAGTATTTTTTTAAACTCATAATATGTTAATATCGACAATGGGTCCTCACCCATTGAGTTTGACCATGATAAATACTCATCACCAAAATAAAAATTACCAACACCTTTTTTATCACCTTTGGACCATAAATAGTCAACAATAACATCCTTAACTTTCTCCCAATTAAGTATATTATTTTTAGCATCTATTAAATCAGTTGGTGTGTCTGGAGCATCATATGCTTTGACATCACCGTTATTATCGACAAAAATCGCTGTTTTATACCATGGGTTTGTTTGAGGTTCTTTTTTGTTTATTATATAAAATAATGTACCTCTTTTTGTGTAATTATCATAGTAATCAGATGATTCCTTACTTGTTGTACACCATTTTGTACCAGAACCGTAATAACATGAAGCTCTATGTGATTTAGGTATTAAAATTAAAAGATTACTATCATTATATAAAACATTAGCTTCTAACTTTTTAACACCAGACTTACTAAGTTTTTCGTCAACCAATTTAAAAACCTCTAAAGCAATACCATAATCTTTGTAGTTATTAATATCTTTAGGATTTTTATAAATGTTTTGAAAAATTTTGGCTGCAGGTGAATTATCAGTAAGTAACCAACCCCATTTTTTTTCTTCAATTAATTCATCTAAAAATTCTTTAGTTAGTTTGTTAACGTTTTTATGAAATGAATTGATAGCCTTGACAATTCTATCCTGAGAAACACCCAACCTACTACCATAAACCATCCAATCAAGGTATTTGTTGTTACCTGATGGGTCTAATCTTGATAACCCTTCTATAGTATCTTTACGAACTTCAGGGTATTTTTTTATAACATCATCTAAACGACTTTCTAAAATTAAATCTTTTAATAGAAAATTATTTTTCATATCTAATAAATATCTATAAATTACTTATAAAATAAACAATAAAAAACCCGTATGGAGCGAACATACGGGTTAGTCGGGGGCTTTCACCCCACATAACTTAACGGTCCTAAACGTTAAGATTTTTAATATTTTCTGTTTAAAATATCTGTTAATCTTCTTACAGTGTCATAATCACCAGCATCTAAAGCATCATCTATAGCAGCATCCAATTCTTTCTTCGACCAAGTTTCCGGATCATCCTCAACATCTTCCGGTTCTTGTTTACCCATTATACGTCTTAAAATGTCATCTTCCTCATCATCATCATCATCAGCAGTTGGTGTTTCATCATCATCAACAGGTTCATCCTCGTCACCAAAAGAGGACTGCATTTCTTCCTCTCTTAATTCTTTTATAGCCTCATCAGCTAATTGTCTAACCTTTGTTTGTGCTTGTGTTTTATTAGCGATTAAACCTTCCACAATTTTATTATATTCATCATCATTTAATTCTTGTAATTTATGCCAAGTTAATGATATAGCTTCTTGATTATCCACAGGTATCTGTTCAACAAATTTTTCCCAAATTTTAGTACCTAAACGAATATCGTTAGTTTCATTCTCTAACGTATCTACTTTTTCAGCCACATATTTTCTAATTTCAGGGTCTTTAGACTTACCCCAATCCGACATAAGATCTATAACACCTTTACCTAATTCATGTAAAAGTATTGGGAATGTCATACCTTGTGCGACAATTTTATACCTACCATCGTTTGTTGTAGTTACTTTAACATTTCCAGCGTGAATACCACTAGATCCTTGTTCTTTTATTGTAGCGTCATCCAATAGGAAATAATTAGCATCATTAGCTGCCATTAAATCACTGTAGTCTTTAGCCAAACGTTGATTTTGTCTACGGAATTCATCATCTTGCATGTGTAAATTTTGTGATTTTCTAGCTGCACCATGTGTCATAGCATTAGTATATCTACGTCTTTTGACTGCTGATTTTAATTGGTCTTCACTTTTACCTCTAGGTTTTTGGGGTTCTGGGGTATTTATTCTAAGGTTACCTCTATTAATTTTACCTACTTTAAAACCATATTGTTCAGAAACTTGTCTCATTTCTTCTTCAGAAATATTTTCAGGCAAACCCAACATTTCTGGTGGTAAACCTGATATTGTGGCCTCAAATTCTATAGTACCGTCAGGTATTTTAAAACTTTTTTTAACCATTTCGACTGCTTTAGCCTCTAAATTTTGAATACCTATACGATATTCTTGTTTTGCGGCACTAACCAAGGAATTACTTAAAATTCTTTGAACATCCGCTAATGTTACATTTTGTTTACCAGTTTTTTCCCTAATATTTCTAGCTACTTCTTCGAAGGATTCCCTAGCCAATTGGTTGGTTAAATCCCTACCTAAAATTTCCGAATAATCATTTTCACCACTCTCAAAACTTCTTCTAACACTATCTTCCATGTCTTCTTTTAATATTTTTTTTGATATTGTCTCTATTAATTCACTTTTAGTCATTATGGCTGACTGTGAAGACTCTAATATACGTAAAATATCTTGTTTAGTTAAGTTCGCCATTGTATTTTCTTTTATATTATTTATTTGGTTATCCTTATTTTTTAAAATGTTAGCTTTTTCTAACTCCACAGCCTTCAATTCATCTTGTAATTTACTTACCTCATTATTTTCTTGATTAGAGTCAGCTCTAAATTTATCACCTTTAGCTTTTTCCATTTTTTGTGTTGCAGCCTTTTGTTCTGGTGTTGGTTCTTTAACGTTACCGACTTGTGAATAGGCCAATTGTGATAGTTTTGCATTATACACACTTTTTTTCTTCGCATCATCAATCTTATTTTTGATATCTGTTTTTTTAGAATCCAAAGATTTGATTTGTAGGTCTATGTTTTTTTCATCAAACTCTCTTAATTTTCTAGCCATTATACTTTAGTTTTTTTATCTTTGTCGAATACTAAATCTAATGAGTATAATTTTTCTTCAACTGATTCCAATGTATCACCAAATTTAAATATTAAACGTTCTTCAGGGTAGTCACCGTCATCTTCTAATTTTTCCCAAGCCAAAGCGATAATACCTTCTACTGCATTATAAATTTGAAATACTCCTGAATTTTGTATCAATTCCAAATCAAATTCAGATGTTTTAATATTTCCAACAAATTTAATAAAACTTGGGTTTGGTGTTAAATCATTTTTATCAGTAACAACCGAGGATTCGTACCAACTTTCATCCCAATCTAAATCCAAAGAGTTTGAGAATAAAAACTCAAAAATATTTTCGCCCTTATGGTTAGTACCTATTTTATTTACATAAATTAAGTATAATTCTTTCATTACTTTCTTTTTACTCTTGCTTTAGGTGCTGATTCTTCATCTGGTGGAATATGTGGTGGACGAGTAAATGGTCTTTTACTAGGGGTAGGTTTATCTGTACCTGGTTTTACATCAGGTTTTGTTGTTGGTTTTGTTGGTGCTGTTTTTGGACTCATTTCTATATTTTTTTCACCCAAATATTCGTAAAAATCATTAAGATTGTCAAGAGGTTGTCCTTTAAATGATTTTTTCATAGGACCACCAATTTCAACATCACCAACAGCATTAATTCTAACACTACCTACAATTTTATTACCACGTTTAAGGTTTAAATAAACAGTTTCCTCTTCAGGATCTGAAGACTTATCTTTTTTATCCCACGATATTTCTAAACCATTTTGTCTAGCCATATCCTCAACATCTTCATAAGCCATTTCTTGTTCTATAGATACCATTTTTGTATTTAAATGGTCTTCACTTAAATCTTGCATATAATCAAAATTAGTTCTGATTTTGTTAGGGTTTACCACAATATCATCTTGTTCAAAATCGTAATCAAATTTGGTGTCATTTTCTAAAGGGTTTTTACGCCATTTTTCTGATGGCAAATTTTCATACCCAAAGTCACCTTTTCTTCTAACATCATCGTAATATGGAACCACATTACCAGTTGTGTATTCATCTTTCATATCTAAATCAGCAAAACTTTTAGCCAATTTATTTAACCTTTGTTTGTCACTTAAATATGATTTAGGTAACGTACCTCTACTTGTTATTGATTTATTAGTGGGTCTACCACGTAGTTTACCACCGATGTCATCTACATCACCCATATAATCTAAAGTATCGTCATTGTCATAGTTTATACCGTAAAAATCTTCACCTTCTGAAGCTTTAGGTGCTGATTCTTCATCTGGCGGAATATGTGGTGGACGAGTAAATGGACGTTTTGATGGTGTTACTGTTGGTTTATCTGTACCTGGTTTTACATCAGGTTTTGTTGTTGGTTTTGTTGGTGCTGTTTTTGGCATCATATAAGGGTCGTCCATATAATCTTTACAACCACTCATATAGTCAGTGCAACCACCCATATAATCTTTTTTTGGGTTTAAAACCACCCCTTTTTCTTCATCAGACAAACTATTCCAATCCACCAAATCACCATCATCTTCTATATAATCATCATCTTCCATATAATCATCTAGAATAATTTCAGAACCTTCAACATCTTCATCACCTGGACCGTAATCAGTTTCTTCATCCTCAGTAGTCATTAACCTAGACTTTTCTTCATCAGTTAATGTACTCCAATCATACTCAACATCGTCATCGTCATCTTCATATGATGATAAGAATTTTTCTTTAAATTCTCGGTCTGGGTACCAGTCATAATCATCTTCATCATCTTCAGGATCATTACTCATAAAATCAAACTCAGCATCGGAATCTTCTTTACCTTTTTTCTTAATTGCACGGATAATATCTTTTTTATCTTCACTATCCATAAGGTCTAAATCTAACGCCGATATAACACTTTTAGCTACCCATTTACTTAAATCTGAAGAAACATCTTCAGTATCTCTAAGTTTTTGACCTAACTTACCTGTTAATTTTTGTATATCTTTAATATTATCCTCACTATCACTCTCTAAATCTAAATCTTCATCAGTTTCATCATCTGTGATTTCAGTATCAGTTTCTGTATCAGTAGTCTCTTCTTCACCACCAAAATCAAATTCTTCACCATCTTCTGTTTCTGTATCAGTAGTTTCTTCTTCACCACCAAAATCAAATTCTTCATCACCTTCTGTTTCAGTATCAGTTTCGGTATCAGTTTCCGCGTCAGTAGTCTCTTCTTCACCACCAAAATCAAATTCTTCACCACCTTCTGTTTCGGTATCAGTATCAGTTTCTGTATCAGTAGTTTCTTCTTCACCACCAAAATCAAAACCTGTTGCTTCTTCTGAACCTTTAGATTTCTTTTTCTTTTTTGTTTTAATTACAAACTTTTTTTCTTGAATTAAATCTGGTGTCAAAATATTAGTACCTACTTCAATACCATAAGTTCTATTAAAATCCTCAAACATTAAATTTAAACGTCTAGTGGCATCTTCATATGAATTAAATTGGTTTTTATTTTTATTACCTAAACCACCAATGTAGTCGTAGTTAACACCATCTATAGATTCCTTAATAAAATATTTATTAGTTTCTCTAACAATACTATAATATTTATCGTTAGGTGCTTTTTTTGTTAATGCAATAGAAGAAAGGTTAACACTTTCATTAACAGGTTTAACACCACCCATTAACATTTTCATTCTTTCTAATTGTTTATTAGTTATATTTCCCATAGTCTATCTTATTGAATAAGTTCCGTCAGCATTACCTGGATCGTTAGATAATAAATCTGCCATATATTCTGGTTTTTTTCTACCGATTAAAAACACACTACCAGTTACATTAGATTTTTGTGTAATACCAACATTAACCGTTATTGGTGCTGCCATAGATGGTAAAGTTTGTCCGTAAATACTACAAACAACACCATTAGGTATTAATACGGCAAAATAATAGTAATCATCAAAATCACTATTAGCCAATGAGTGTATAATATCTCCTGTCATTGTTAAATTTTATTTTTATATAAATATCTGTTATTTTACTAAATTATATTTATTTTCCCTTTCGTTTATGGACTTCATACAACTTATCATTATTTAAAGCGTCAAATATTTCAGCTGTAGATACCTTTCGTTCATGGGTTTCATACAACGGTAATAAAAAAGATACATCAGACCAAAAGGCTGTAGATACCTTTCGTTCATGGGTTTCATACAACATATGCTTACAAATTTTCTGAAATTCTTCATAAGAAACCCCCATTTCCTTACATTTTAACCAAATTTTATCATAATCTGCGTATAAAATTGGTTTATCGGTACCAGTATTGATATTATCTAGGAATAAAAAATCACCATTTTTATTAACATATTTTGTCCATCCAGGTCGTTTTTTTAATCCTACCAATTCACATTCCGATAATTTATCAAGTATGAATTGTTCACACGGTGATAGTTCTGGAATTTCATCAACCCAATTAAAATCACCAAAACTTTCTTTTAATGATTCCGATAATGAAACAGATTTATCATAAGCCACAGTTTTAATATCTGATAATCTTTCTAACATACCATTACGTCTTAAAACTTTAAAAACCATATTCTCAACCGAAAATTCACCAACCTCATCTAAACCAGCTTGACGCATCTTCTTTATCTTATCTTTAATCTTGTCAGCCTTTTTTACTACAGTATCGTAATTTTTTTCATCTTTCATTTCATCGTATAAGTCATCAATAGAATCCATTATACGATTAGATTTTAATTTTACGTTTATATTATCAACAGTAATTTTTTTTCTACTTGGTTGTGTTAACCATTTATCATATAATATAGAATAAACACCTGTTGAAACATGTTCTTCGGAAATATCCTGAACATATAATTCAACGTCATAACCATATATTTTTATATCGTGGTTATTATTCCAAGAAGTACTTTTAGTTTTTAAAAAGTCTTGTACTAAATTTTCGTCCACAGGTACTTCTTTATAATCTATTAATATGTGTAAATCTACATCGGAGTATTGTGACCAATTGTAATTAGCTAAACTACCGGTAAATGTTATATCATCAATATCAACCCCCTCAAGTTCTAAACCTTCAAAATAATCATCAGCGATTTTAAGTAAATTTTTTTTAATTTCAGGACGTAGTTTTTGGTTATCACCCCATATTTTAGGGTTAAGATGGTCTTGCATTTTAAAACCAGTTAAGTCGATAGTTCTATCACTTTTAGTAATTTTCTTTACTTCTTTTATTTTTACTTTTGATTTCATGCTACATTATAAATATCCCAGATATTTATTAAAATAGAATGGCAAAGAAGATAATTTTAAAAGAAAGTCAAATAAAAAAGTTAATTGAAGCTCGTATTAATGACTTTAATGTTGAAGATATTGCGTCTAGATTGGACGCTATAACCTGTACTGGTGAGGATTTAAAGTATTTGGTTAAAAAAATATTAAGTGAGTACGGTTATGAAGATATTAGAGTTATGTTTTTAGGTTATGATGATGAAACTAAAAATCTTCGTTACATTACATATACAGAAGGACCTGTTTTTGTGTATAAAACAAAATCTGAAGTTACCGCCGAAGATAAACCTTGTTTATCTGTTTACGATGTTAAAGTTTATCGACAAATATAGTTAAACTTTTTTTTCCAATAATCGTTCTTCATCACTCAATAAACCTTTATTAAATTTTTCTAATCGGTTATGATAACGCGATTTAATACGTTCCGGTATTGGTAATGGAATACCTTCTTCATCTACATGTACAAATTTAATTTTTGTATGTAAAATTAAATCTTGAACTCCCGTTCTAACATTATGTTTTCGTACTTCAACATATAATGTTACAGATGTATTACCAAATTCTTGTACCTTACAATATATCTTAACAATATTTGATATTCTAATAGGTTTTTCAAATATCAATTCATCAATCTTAACCGTAATCATCCTTGGGGTATCACAAATTTGCGAGGCATATGCTCCAGCCGATTGATCAACTAATCCTAATATAGTACCACCAAACATGTTGGCGTGTACTCCAATATCGGATTGTTTACAAATGTAAGTAGTAACTAATTCCATTTTATATAACTTTTAAACATACAATTAAAATTAATTAGAAAGTGGGAATTTTATTGTTGGATGACTTTGATAACCCTCAATTTGAAAATCGGTTATTAAACAACTATTCAAAAATTCGTCAATACCTTCGTTAAAATAAACTTGATTAGAAATAACTAATTTCGGTAACTCAAAAGGTTCTCTTGTTAATTGTTCTTTAATTCCATCGATTTGGTTTAGATAGACGTGACAATCACCCATATTACTAATCAATTCATCAGGAACCATATTAACCATCTTAGCGATTATCTCTAATAATAATGCGTAGGATGATATATTGAATGGAGTTCCCAACGGAACGTCTTGACTTCTGGCGTTGTACATTAAAGAGATTGCTCGTTTAGGTACTAATTCATCTAACAAAGAGTGTTGTTGTTCTTCTGTATATGAAGGTTCTCCTGGTAATTTTTCTTTACCGAAAATCCCTGTCAATTCATATCTTTCAGTTAAACTCAACTCTCTTGTATAAACTTGAAATCCATAATGACAAGGTGGAAGAACCATTGAATCCAATTCTCCTACATTCCAAGCTGAAACCATTAGTCTCCTTGAATCAGGATTTGTTTTAAGGTCGTTGATTAGGTTTGCGATTTGGTCTACACCCCAAGTGTGGTTAGGATTTGCAGTCCAATCTCTCCACTGTTTCCCATACACGGGTCCGAGTTCACCCCACTTCTTAGCAAACTCATCATCTGTTTTGATACGATTGATAAACTCTTCTTGTGTGTGTGGAGTTAAATCCTCACCACAATCTTCTAACATAGGTTTCCAATTAAACCAATATCTCTTATACGCATCACCATCCCAAATATGACAACCATTGTCAACTAAAAACTTAATGTTGGTATCTCCTCTTAAAAACCATAATAATTCAGTTACAATTTGTTTCCAAGCCATTTTTTTAGTTGTAAGAAGTGGAAATCCGTCACTCATTTTATGACGTATTTGTCTTCCAAATACTGATATTACTTTTCCGTTACGTGTATCTTTTTCAACACCATTATCTAATATGTCTTGGAGTAGGTCTGTGTATTGTTTATCTAATGTGTTCATTTTTATTTAATCTATCTAATTTATTCATAAACTTTAATTTCTTCTCCCTTATAAAATAATACAATTTCTTTAAACGGGACTGGATATAATTCATCAATTTCTTTATGTGAAACTTCAATAAAATCAAATGGATCAAATACTGAACCGTATGTTTTTGTCACTATATCTAATCGTTCAACAATACTCAACTCACGTTCCTCAATCCTCAATCCCCATCTATCAGAGAATTTTTTATCCACCTCACATTGTAATAAAAATAATTGTTTATTAGGTATATCTTCATGACCTAAAAAATTTTTTTCATACCTAGAATATACTTCATCAATAATCTTATTATATCGTTCTTTACTCATAATATAAAACCTCCTTATTCATTTAATCAAATTTGTAATTTTCTACAGGATAATCAATTTCAATTTCCCATTCAGATTTCTTTTTATGTATATAGTAAATCATATTTTCTACATTTTCACCATATCTCATATCAAGTAATTTAAATGTCATTTCCTTAACAAATTTTCCGCCGTCTAAAGAATATTCAATATTACTTAATTTCGCCACGGTATCTGAATTATATAATATATAATGTCCTCTCGTTGAAAATCCAGTAGTATCGTATTTTTTAAGAGTTACACATCCGGTTAATAACATGGATGTAATGATTAATAATTTTTTCATAACTTTATTTTTTATAAACTATAATGTATTTTAACTATTCTTGTTTCGCTTCTTTAGTACCAAAATAATAAGAAAATATCATTAAGACTAAAGTTCTTATTAAATCAAATAATTGATTACTCTGTTCTATTGTCAATAATGAAACCTTCCAAGCAATTGTTTTATCGACAATAAAAAGTGCAACAAGGGATGTAAACACAACGAGTATAAATCTTACTAAGATTTCCTTCGTGTTTTTAGCGAACATTTGATATACAAAATACGCACTACCCACAATAAAAATTAAGGAAGTAAATATTCCTAATATCATTATCCAAGGATGATTTGATGAAAACATAAATTTTTAATTGATTAAAGATTATTTGATTGTGTTTCTGTTAATTTACTTTCTATGATTTAACCTTTTTCGTCATTTAAATTTATAAAGTTTCTCTGAAATCTATCTTCACCCACCTCTAAAACGTCTTCAGTATCAATACGTTTTAAATGTAACCTATCAACAATACCGTCTAAAGTAATGGTGAAATTGATAACCTTAAAAATAAAACCTGTTTTGATTTCCCTATATTTATTTTTTAATTTCATTTATAATCTGATTTACTTTATTTAACAATTCGGATGGGTCTACATCTGGATTTTTCACTGTAGGGTATTTTTTAATATGTTTATTAAACATTTCACCCTGACTTTCAGCCATTTCAAACCTATGATAATCTTTAGGATCTACGTTTGAATATGTGTATCTACGTCCTGCATTAAATGTAACAACTAATTCTTTTTTATCTTTATTATAATCAGACGCCAAAATATTTGATGATTTAAATAAACAAGAAATTACACCGTTTTCGTTTTCTTTTCTCTCTATAAACATATTAACTCATATATGTAATCCAATTTTTTATGGTACTTAAATGATGTACCTCTGTTGTAACACTTTCTTCACTGTGTAGTGATAGAATTAAATAATCACCAGAAATTGTAACAGAAACTTTATCATAATCATTTGCAATAACTGACGTGTCAAATTCCCTAGCTGTAGGGTCTGTTTTAAACCAAATTGTAACTTTTTTATAGACCATAATATTAATTTTTTATAAAACTTAATGAATTTATCCCAAAAAGGATAGTATTTATAGACCTTATATATAAAACTTTCCTTTTATTTATTTTTAAATATATTAATCAAGAAATAAAATTGATTGATAATGAAAAAAATGACACCTAAATTAAAAGGTATTCTTAAAAGTGCTTTTAAGGAATCAATTAGACTTAATGACGCCAAAATTAAACCTGAACATATATTATTAGCCATTTTTAATGATAAAGAAAACGGTGCTGTTGATGTTTTTAAAGAAATGGGTTCAGATGTAACAGATTTAATGGAAAAATTGGAAGGCTACTTGAGACTTAAAATAAAAAACCCTAATATTGTAGAAATAAAAATAGTTCCCTTAAGTGAATCCTCCAAACACGCTTTAAGTTCAGCCGAGTTGGAATCCGATAAATTAAGAGATGATACAATAAATGTTGAACATATTGTTTTATCTATATTAAAAAATCGTACATTAGATGGAACAAAAGTTTTAGGAAATCAGGGTATAACCTATAGAACTTTTAAAGAAACTTTATTAAATTTGAAAGAACAAAAAATAATTAATATGACAGGAGATTTTGAAGAAATTGAAGACTACGGTAAAAAAGCTAAAAAAGCTTCACAAGGTAAGTCAACAACACCTATCCTAGATAACTTTGGTAGGGATATTACTAAATTGGCCTCTGACGGTCAAATAGATCCAATTATTGGTAGATCTGATGAAATTGAAAGGGTTTCGCAAATTCTTTCAAGACGTAAAAAGAACAACCCAATTTTAATTGGAGAACCAGGATGTGTATTGGGTGATACGGTTATTAGGGTTAAAAAAGTATCTGATTTATCAACCCACACTTTTATAGATAAATAGATATTTATAGTAAGACTGGTGTCCGTAAATAGAAACACCAGTTTTATTTTATTATGTTAATAACTTATCGTAAAAAAGTTGTAAAAGATATAAATTCTGTACAGGATATGGAAAATTTTGTTACTAATCAAAAGTTTTATAACAATTTTATCTCTTTTAACGAAGAATATTACCCTAAAATACTGAATAAGATTTTAAACACTAAAACCATTACCTATAAAGGTGTTAAAACTTTTCTAAAAGAATTTTTAGGTGGTGAAAGTAATAGAAACATTAATTTTTGGTTATGTAGAGGTTATACATTAGAGGAGGCTGATAAACTTGTTAGTAAATTACAAACTTCATCAGCTAAAAAAGTTGATTGTAACAAAAGATTGTTACCATCTAATTTAGATTATTGGTTGAATAAGGGTTTTTCTGTAGAGGAATCCAAACTTAAGGTTAAAGAAACACAAACAACATTTTCAAAAGAAAAATGTATTGAAAAATACGGACAAGAGTTAGGTTTAAAAAAATTTAACGATAGACAACAAAAGTGGATAAATTCACTATCAAAATTTAAAGGTGAAGTAAACCGTGATAGTTCTAGTTTTGAATTTTTTACTAATAAATTTAAAGACGATTGGGTTATCAATTGTTTAAATAAACTTTCCTATACCGAAGATAACCGTAACGCATTACTTTCTCTTTTAGAAAGATGCAACACATTAGATGAATTAGGTGAATATGTAAAAAACAACTTAGATATTAAAAGTGTTACAGATATATTGTTTATATGTAATTCTAAGGTTTTACAAAAATTTTTTAAAGTTGACAGTAATACTATAAAAATTACCATATTAAATAAATTAGGTGTTATACAAACAAAGTTTTCTAATTTTTGGGTATATAACGAACATTTGTTTAATAGTAACGGTGAATTAGAGATTGGGGTGTTTTTAACTGAAAATAAGGTAGGTTTCATACATAATAATAGATACCCTAATAGTAGTTTTAGGTACGATTTTTATTTACCTAAATATGATTTATATATAGAGTACTTTGGTTTAGTAAAAAATAGTAATTGGGTATCAAATAAAGTACTTAAAGAATATGAAGAAAAAATGTTTAAAAAAGTTTTATTTTGTAAAGAAAATAAACTAAATTTAATACATAATACTGATTATAAAAAAATAATTGAGGATATTAAACAAATAATATGATGGAAAACACAAAAGAAAAATTAAGTTTGGAGATAAACGATAAGGTTGAAATGACTGTATCGGAATTCTTTGAGATGGTTAAAAATGAAGGTGGTACTTATCAGATAGAAACTGATGAAGGGTTTTCTAATTTAGGTTCATTAATTAAGAAAAGGGGTAAAACTAGTTATAAAATAGTTTTATCTAACGGTTATAACCTAAAAGCTTCAGAAGATCATTATGTAATGGTCGAGGATGTTGATGATAGAACAAAAAAACTAGATAAAGCTTTTTGGTTACCTTTAGTTTTGATTGAATTAGGTGATAGAGTTAAAACTGATGATGGGTATTTCGAAGTTGTTGATAAAGAAAATATAGGTGTACATGACACTTACGACTTTGAAGTTAAAGACACTAACCATAGATACTTATCCAACGGTATTGTTAGTCATAATACAGGTAAAACAGCTATTGTAGAAGGGTTAGCTCTTAAGATTGTTGAGAGAAAATGTCCTCGTATTCTTTTTGATAAACGTGTAGTTAGTTTGGATTTAGCATCCTTAGTTGCCGGAACTAAATACCGTGGACAATTTGAAGAAAGAATGAAGGGTATTATGCAGGAATTGGAGAAGACTGACGATGTTATTTTATTCATAGATGAAATTCATACTATGGTTGGAGCTGGTAACGCTTCAGGTTCACTAGACGCGTCTAACATTCTTAAACCCGCTTTAGCAAGAGGTGAAATTCAATGTATTGGGGCCACAACTCTTGATGAGTACCGTGAAAACATAGAAAAAGACGGAGCTTTAGCTAGACGTTTTCAGATGGTTCTTGTTGAACCACCGTCAAAAGATGAAACTTTGGTTATTCTTAACAACATTAAGAATAAATACGAAGACCATCACAAAGTTAATTACACACCTGAAGCTATTGAAGCTTGTGTTAATTTAGCTGACCGTTACATTAATGACCGTGAACAACCTGACAAAGCTATCGATATCATGGATGAGGTTGGTGCGAGACTACAAGTTCACATCAAACCACCAAAAAATATCGTTGATTTGGAAGAAAAAATTTCTGAAATAGGTCAACAAAAAATCGATGTGGTTAAAGCTCAACGTTATGAAGATGCGGCAAAACTTCGTGATGAGGAAAAAAAATTACAAGATGAGTTAGAAAACGCCACCAACGAATGGTCAAAATCTTTGGACAAATCAAGACCTGTTGTGTCAGAAGATGATGTAGCAAAAGTCGTATCTATGGTAACAGGTATACCTGTAACTAAAGTAGGTCAAACAGAAACCGAAAAACTCCGTACCATGGATAAAGAAATCAAAGGAAAAGTTATTGGTCAGGATTCCGCCATTGATAAAATCACCAAAGCTATTAAACGTAATAGAATAGGTATTAAAAACAAAAATAAACCAATCGGTTCTTTTATGTTTTTAGGTCCTACTGGTGTTGGTAAAACTTATTTAGCTAAAATGTTGGCTCAAAGTATTTTTGGTTCCACTGACGCTTTAATTCGTGTTGACATGTCGGAATACATGGAAAAACATTCTGTATCTAAATTGATTGGGGCTCCTCCAGGATATGTTGGATACGAAGAAGGTGGTCAATTAACCGAAAAAATCAGAAGAAAACCATTCTCTGTTATCCTATTGGATGAGGTTGAAAAGGCACACCCAGATGTTTTTAACATTCTTCTTCAAGTTTTTGATGATGGTCATTTAAGTGATGGTTTAGGTCGTAAGGTTGATTTTAAAAACTGTTTAATCATTATGACATCAAATGTAGGAGCACGTAAACTACAAGAATTTGGTACTGGTGTAGGGTATGGTACCAAAGCTAAACTTGATAAGATTGATGACGATGCTGAAAATGTTATACAGGATTCCCTTAAAAAGGCGTTTTCACCTGAATTTTTAAATCGTCTTGACGATGTGATTGTGTTCAAATCTTTAGGTAAGGAAGATATTGGTAGAATTGTTGATATCCCACTTAATGATGTAATTGAGCGTGTAAAAGAAATGGGTTATACCCTTAAATTAGATGATACTTTAAAAGAGTATTTGATTGAAAAAGGTTATGATGAAAAATATGGAGCACGTCCTCTTAACAGAGCCATTCAAAAATACGTTGAAGATCCTATCGCGGAAAAAGTGTTAGACGGTGACATCTCATTAGGTGATACTGTAACAATATCTTACGATACCAAAATCGAAGATATTAAGGTTACAATTAAAAAACCTAAATCTTCTAAAAAGAAAGAAGATAAAAGTGAGTAATTTAAAACCCCTCGATAAGAGGGGTTTTTTATTTAAAATAAAATGTTTATTTTTGTATAAATTATTAACAATATGAAAGTTTATTTTTGGGATAAAAAATCTCTTTCTTACTCAGTTTTGAGTAGGGATTTAAGTATTAAAATAGTATTTTTTCTAACACTTTTAAGTACAACTTTTACTATTTTAGTATATAATTACGGTTTTGATAAAGGTATTAAATCGGAAATAATGGAAAAAGATATTATTATGATTTATAATGAGACCGAAAACTCTTCTTTTACAAAAAGAAAATTTTATAACTACTTGAAAGAAATTAACATTAGATTTCCTGAATTGGTATTTGCTCAGGCAATAAAAGAAAGTGGTTTAAAATCACATATTTTTAAAATCAATCATAACCCTTTTGGTATGAAGGAAGCATCCAGAAGACCCAACAAACAAAATGGTTCACAACTTGGTCACGCTTATTATAATAATTGGAAGGACGCTGTTATAGATTATGCCATGTATCAATCATATGTTGGTTTAAGTAAATTAAAGACCGAACAAGAATATTTAAATTTTTTAAAAGAAATGAACTATTACGATGTTAATCACCCAAATAATGGTAACTATTTAATAGAATTAAAAAAAATTAGGAATAATATTGAATCCTATTTAGATTGATTAAGTAATTTATTGTAGAATAAAGAAAATGTTACATTCCATAAAGTACCATAAATGGTTAAAAACGTTAAAAAAATTAACCAATTATAGTTTAAACATTTATCAAATGTTATAATACTTAAACATACAAATATTACCATCCACATTTTAAAAAAGTGAAAAGCATCTGTCAATTGTACAGGTTTGTTTAAACCAAAAAACCATTTAACCCTACCTTTAGAATAATCACCATCAACATACTTATTTTTCCAAGATATTTCACCATTCCACCACATTTCATTATTAAATTTCTTAAAAATTGAAGTGTGGTAGTGGTGTGTAGATTTATCCATTATAGCGTTACATATTGACGCTAATATTATAAAAACCAATGAAAAATAAATCATTTTTTATTCTGTTTTAGTTTTTTGGTTTCTTTGTACTGTCTGATAGGATTTATAATCCAAGCGTATGCTATACCAATTAAGGTATAAAGAACTGGCCAAACCCAAGATAATATAAAAGGTATATATGCCCATTCATGATCCTCTGCTATTGTACCAAATAGTATGGCACAAAACATGGAAAATCCCAACCAACCGATTTTAGTTGTGAATATTTGTAAAAAAATTTGTTTTAATTTAGTTTTCATTTTATATATTTTATAATAAATATGCTTATGGGTGTAAAAACGCTGGACATTATTGTATTACAGTATATTTATATTATATGATATTAGATACAGAAATTGAAATAAAAGTTAATCCTGCACAGATTAAACATTTTAAATCTATTGGTTTAGATGTTAGACCATATGATATTATTAAAATACATCCCACACAATTAAATAGTGGTAGTAACATAAAAATAAACTGTAAATGTGATGTTTGTGGTAACATAAAAAAACACCCATATAGAAGGTATTTAAGATCCATTAATAATGGTGGTTTTTATGCGTGTTCAGTCGATTGTTGTAAAAATAAAACTAAAAAAACTTTCATTGAAAGATACGGAGTTGAACACCACTTCCAAACCGAAAGTACTAAAAATAAAATAAAATCTACATGGTTAAATAAGTACGGTACTGAACATTTTAGTCATAGTGAAGAGTATGTTAACAAAAAAGAAAAAATAGTTAATAAAAGAAAAAACACTATTTATGGTAAATACATACATCAAGAAAATATAATATCTATGGACGATGAAAACATCGTAAAGTATTGTGATAAACATGGTGGTGAATATGTGATAGATAAAAAATTATATCACAATAGAAAAAGGTTCATAAATAATATATGTACAATATGTAACCCAATTAACGAGAATCAATCATTAAAGGAATTAGATATCTATGATTTTATTAAAAAGAACACAAATACCGATATTATACAGTCATATAGACAAGAAGGTAAAGAGATTGATATATATTTACCTGAGTTAAAATTGGGTTTTGAGTTTAATGGTTTACATTGGCATAGTGAGTTTTTTAAATATAAAGATTACCATATAGATAAAACAGAATATTTCACAAACAAAGGTATACATTTAATACATATATGGGAAGATGATTGGGATATTAGAAGGGATATAGTTAAATCTAGAATATCTAATTTATTAAATTCGGTACCTAATAAAATTTATGGACGTAATTGTACGATAAAAGAACTAAACCCGGAAATATACAAAAAATTTTTAAATGAAAACCATATACAAGGTAATGTTAACTCATCCGTCAAGTTGGGGTTATATCATAAAGAAGAATTGGTTTCGGTTATGGGTTTTGGTTCGTTACGTAAAGTATTAGGTAGTAAAAGTAAGTTAGGTTATTGGGAGATGTTAAGATTTTGTTCTAAACTAAATACATCCGTTATAGGTGGTGCTTCAAAATTATTTAAACATTTTCTTGATAAATATAAACCAATTAGTGTTGTTAGTTATGCCGATAGGTCTTGGTCTATTGGTGGGTTATACGAAATCTTGGGTTTCACTTTGAAAAGTAAAACGAAACCTAATTATTATTATTTAATAAAAAAAAATAGGATTAACAGATATAATTTCAGAAAAGATGTTTTAGTTAAAGAAGGTTATGATCCTAATAAAACCGAACATCAAATAATGTTAAATCGTGGTATTTATAGAATATATGATTGTGGTAGTTTAGTTTATGAGTATTTTTATTGATTTAAAACCAAACGTTCTAATTCATTTTTAAATTCTGCCTGTAATTTCAATAACCACTCCTTACCTTGTTTACCGAAATACATTAACCCCGATATGTTAGTTATACATTTATGTCCCCCACTGTTGGCTTGAATAATATCCCAACCTGTAATGGTTAACATTTTTAATGCCTTTACTTCTCTTTCACTCAAACTTGAGTAGTGTTTGTCCATAACAGCTTTTAAGGCTTTTTGCCATCTTTCAACGGTATAATCAGGTGCCGCTCCTTCTGGGATTTTATTTAGACCATTAACACCTTCACCAACATCACCATATAAAGACATCAAATCTTTAAATGTAAACCCAACACTTTCTTCAGAGAAAGATTTATGTTTTTCAGCAAAATATTTTAAGGTATCTACAGAGATAATTATATTTTTTAAGTCTTGTTCGTATTTTTTTAACACATTTTGTGCTATTTCACCCAGATTTATACCCTTTATACTTCTTTCAGGTTTAAATGGGTTACAAGATGCTTGTAAAAGACCTAAAGGCCAAGCAATGATTAAGAAATTAGCATCAGGAAAGTTTTTAAATGGTACATACCTATCATATGAACCTGGTTTAATCATGGAACCACCACCATATTGTGATATAATACCTGTTTCTTCATCATATTTAACATTCTCACTATTTTTCATAGTTTCACCATATTCTTTAGAATATTGTGACATTAATTCTGGTGACGCGTAACCTTCTTCTTTCGCCATTCTAACTATGTTTTGGTATATGTTCAATAAAGAAGGACTTGATTCCATAACCAACCTTTCTAAAAATCTTGGTTTGTTTTTATACGCCAACAAAAGTTTATTACATACAAGAGCCATAGCTTTCTTATTATCTTCTAAACTTTTTTCTTTGTCTAAATTAAAAACATAATTCATGACTTGTTCAGGTGTAATACCCATTTTAGTGTAATTGGCACTATCAATGGTTGATATCATATTAACATCGAAACTAGGGAATAGTTCTTTTGTTGACATTATTTGTGATATAGTTTCAACATTTGATCTAGACTGTCTAAAAGATTTAGAAGCTCCCACTTCAGCACCTACTTGTTTATCATGGTGGTCCGTATGTATAACAAACATTGGTTTGCCGTGGGCAAAGTCAACCAAAACTGGCATAATATCACCTTTAGCCATAGGTTTTTTTATACTAAATTCTTGGTCACCATATTGTATAATTTCAGCATCAACAACTTTAATACCATTATCTTCTAGGTATTTTTTCATTCCAAGAGCCGAAGTAACACCATCCAAATCCTGGTGGAAATAGATTTTAGCCTTATCATATCTTTGTGATAATTCTTTTATTTTTCTAATACCAGATTCTATTAATATATTCTTTTCTAAAAGTAATGTTGACATTTAATATTTTTTATTTATTAAATAAATATCACGAATTTTCTTTCAATTTATTTTCTAGTTGTTCTATATGGTGGTTTAAATACCATAGGGCCTTTTTTAAATCCTCCAATTCCTTTTCAGGGTTCTTTTTACCCGCTCTTGAGATGTATTTTACCGTATTTCCTAAAGAAAAACCTAAACCCCAAGTATCTATTACTTTAATTGCCTCATATTTATTATCTTTACCACCATAATGTTGTGGATGATTTACCATTTCTTTATTTTCCATAAATAAATTTGTGTAATTATTGAAAATGTTATATATTTGTAAACGTAATTAAAAACTAAATAAAACTGTATGTCAAAGTCCGAACAAAAACTACAAATAGTAAAATTAACTGATTTTAATTTCCCACCAGAAGTGTTTATACCACTTAAATGTGGTAAATTTGTCGATAATATCATATCTAAAAAAGGTGGTACAATGCCTGCCACTATTACAGTTGTTGTTGGTGAACCTGGTTCTGGTAAAACCACTTTGTTGGTTGATAAAATGTCAGGAATTGAGAAAAATAACCCAGGTAGAACTTGTTTATACATTTCTTCCGAGATGAACCCAATTGACAACCGTGAACTAGCTGAAGATTTACCACAATTAATGAATTTAAATACACTTTATTTGGCTGACTATGAAAACCCAAAAAGAAATGGACAACTTCCAATCCGAAAA